TCACAAAGAAGAATCAACCGCATATATTATTAGATACTTTAAAATTAAACACTAAGAAATTTATAGCAGATGGCTCGGCAACTTTTGATATTTCTAATATTAAAACTCATGTAAATTATAATGAAATAAGTGTTTTTACACAACGTTTATTTTCGCAATATAAGTTATTTTATAAAAATCAGTTTTCAACAATACTTGAAAACCAAGAACAGTTTCATACAATTCAAGTAGCATTGCCAGAAAAATATGCAGACTTAGCAATTTGGCAAGAACAAGTAGAACTAGATTATAAAACCAACATATATTCAAAACGTTATGCTTGTATGTCGTCTATTAAAAACTTTGCAAAGTACGATATTTTAGATGACTATATACTATTATATTGTGTAAACAAAAACAATACAAACGATTTAATAGATATTATACGAATACCTATATTAGAAATAAAAAACGAACGAGTGTATAACTTTTGGGTTAACACAAATAAAGATGTACACTTTCTTCATAATCACCAAAAAATCTTAATGGGCATACAATGAAAGTACCAATTACAGAATACGATGTTGTATTCATTAGTTATGATGAGCCCAATGCTGATGATAACTATGCGGATTTAATTAATAAAATTCCATGGGCTAAACGTTCACATGGAGTATGGGGAAGCGATGCCGCACATAAAGCGGCCGCGGAAATGGCTGAAACTGATAGATTTATTGGCATTGATGCTGATAATATTATTGATCCTGAATTTTTAAACATTGAATTAGATAATACAACAATTGATCTGTCTATTGATGTTATTAGCTGGAGTGCTAAAAATCAAGTAAACGGTTTAGTATATGGCAATGGAGGAATCAAGTGTTGGCCAAAAGTGGTTGTTGAGAATATGATGACACATGAAAATGCCAATTCTAAGGAAGGACAAGTAGATTTTTGTTGGGACATACATTATGTGCAAATGAATAACATTTATAGCACAATTTTTAATAATGCAACTCCGTATCAAGCATATAGAGCAGGCTTTCGTGAAGGCTGTAAAATGAGTTTAGATATGGGAGATGTGGTACCTATAGACCAATTTAAAAAACGAGTACACTATAAAAATTATAAACGATTATTAGTATGGATGTCTGTTGGTGCAGATACATTAAATGGTTGGTGGTGCATGTATGGTGCTCGCCTAGGATGCTGGATGACAAACTTTGAACGAGATAACTGGAATTGGGTCGATGTTCGAGATTTTGAATGGCATACACGTTACTGGAAAGAGAATATTGTTCCACAATTTGAAAACAAAGAAGGTATTGGTGTAACATGTACTCACACAGGGTGGACATATGACTTTGATAAATTAATATCTGAAACATGTAGAATAGGTGCGGATTTAAGATCAGAATTAAATTTAGAAATTGCCGATCTTGATGATTTAGGTAGTAAATTCTTTAAAGAAACTTACACAAATCCGCCACGAACCGCCCCACTAATTAGAGAAGATCAAATATTATGAGTATATTAAATGAAAATTGGGAAAAAAGAGGTAATTATGTAGTTCATTCGTCGCATAATTTTGAATTAATGAAAAACAAACAAAACGAAATAGGTCCTGGATTTTGTATAGCAAAGTGGAATCAAGTTTCGTTACATTTAGAAACAGGATTGACACATAGTTGTCATCATCCGACAGCTCATGAAATACCGTTAGCAGAATTATCAATAGATCCTTCTGCATTACACAATACAGAGTTTAAAAAACAACAAAGAAAAGCTATGCTTGAAGGTAATAGGCCTAAAGAATGCGATTATTGTTGGCGTGTCGAAGATCAAAATCAGTATAGCGATCGGCAAATGAAAACTATCGAGCCTTGGGCATTAAAAGATTTTGATGACATAAGTTTAATGACCGGTGATGAAAATGTTCCTCCAAAATATTTAGAAGTTAGTTTTACTAATGCATGTAATCAAAAATGTATATATTGTGGACCTGAATTTAGTACGGCTTGGATAGAAGAATTGAAGGAACAAGGACCGGTAGTAGTTCTAAAAGAACATAATAACTTTAAACGTATAGAGCAAGGATGGCAAAATTTAGATGATCTTTATTATAAAAAAAATCAAACCAATCCTTATATAGATGCATTTTGGAAATGGTTTCCAGAAATTTATGATAAATTAGAAATATACAGAATAACAGGAGGCGAACCTTTATTAAGCAAAGATACTTTTAAAAGTATGGAGTTTTTTTTAAAAAATCCCAATACTAATTTAGCATTAGCAATTAATAGTAACCTTAGTGTACCTGAAAGCGTGTGGTCAAAATTTATAATTTTATGTAAAAAGCTCATTACTTCAAAAGCAATAGGTAAATTAACAATATTTACAAGTATAGAAAGTTGGGGCGAACAAGCAAATTATGCTAGATATGGTTTAGATTTTGATATCTATAGACAACGTATAGAAGAAATTGCAAATATAAATGATTTAAGATGTGTTTTTATGTCTACTTATAATATTTTAAGTGTACCTTCTTTTTATAAAATATTAGAATGGCAATTAGAGCTAAAGAAAAAATACAATACAATAAATCTAGATAATGAAAAACGATCACATTCTTGGTTGATGGGTATAGATATCCCGTACCTTAGACATCCTCAATATTTAGATGTAGGTATTCTCACAGATGATATAAAAGAAAAATATATGTTACCTTGTTTAGATTTCATGAAAAACAATATTTCAACAAACCATACCGGATTTGAAGAATACGAAATGATTAAGTTTCAACGTATTATAGAATCTATTGATATTCCTAAAGAAAATAAAACAAAATTAAGTATACGTAGAGCAAAATTTTATGATGTAATAAATGAAATGGACAAAAGACGAGGTACAAATTTTTTAAAGACTTTTCCTGAATTAAAAGAATTTTATTTTGAATGTGAAAAAAATAGGAATATGATAAAATATGCGGTAAATGTAATGGCAGATGGAGAAGCATATGAGTACAGTTCATAAAGCATTTTTAGAGCCTACTATTAGCTATATTAAACGAGTTCTCAATTCAAAAAGTAAATCATTTTGCGGAGCAAAATGGTATAATGCAACTATATGGCTAGGACAAGGAGTTAATTCTAGTTGTCACCATCCACCTCCGCATCCTATAGACCAAAATGAGATTAAAACTAATTATAAAGCAATTCATAATACAAAATATAAAAAAATAGTTCGTAAACAAATGTTAGAAGGAATTCGGCCTTCTGAATGCGAATATTGTTGGAAAATAGAAGATAATAATATTAATAATATAAGTGATAGATTTCATAAAAGTGCAGTATATACAGAAAAAGAATTGCGAGATATTACTAAATTAAAATGGAATGAAGATGTAGATTTATTAACATTAGAAATTGCATTTGATAATAATTGTAATTTTGCATGTAGTTATTGTAATCCTACGTGCTCCACTACATGGAGTAAAGATATAAAAACACATGGTGCATATGATAGTTTACAAGGAGCAGATGATGTCGGTTTAACATTTGCTCAAACCGGAGAATGGGCGTTACCACATGGATCAAAAAATGAGAATAATCCTTATGTAGAAGCATTTTGGAAATGGTGGGATGCTGATTTATGTACTACATTAAAAGAATTGCGGGTAACTGGTGGTGAACCAACTGTTAGTAATAATTTTTGGAAGTTATTAGATTGGTGGAAAGAGCATAAAGAATGCCAAGTAATATTAGCAATTAATTCTAATTTAGGTTTTAAATTTGATATATGCGATAAATTAGTTAAAGCTAGCCATTATATAAACACATGTCATATTTACACAAGTAACGAAAGTTATGGCAAACATGCAGAATACATTAGAGATGGATTAGTTTGGGACCTATGGACTGATAATTTAAATATTATAGCAAAACATAGTAGAATAAAATTAATACATATAATGTTTACGATTAATGCATTGTGTTTAGCAAGCATTACAAAATTAATAGAATATATTTTTACTTTTCAAGAAACATATAAAGATATTAAAATAGATATGAGTTTTAATATCTTGCGGTGGCCTAGTTTTCAAAGTATTACAACATTACCTAAATATTTGGTTGAACAAAAAATTAAAGAATTGGAGGAATTTATAGAACATAATAGTCAGCCACCATATTTTAAGGAAGGTTTAAAAAGTCATCAAGTAGATAGATTAACTACTTTAATAAATTATTTAAAAAACGAAGTTGAAGGATTTGATGGCGCAACCGATTTAACCAAAAGACAACAAAATTTTAAAGCATTTTATACTCAATACGATCAACGCAGAAATAAATCTTTTATTGATACATTTGCTGATTGGCCAGAATTAGTTAAATGGTATAATTCTTTAGATTATGAATTTGTACCTCAAGAACAAACTAGCGGTGTTCAACCTAAAAATGATCATTATGAAAGAGTGTTAAAGGAAAATAAGGAACAGGTACTTCTCCTTATGGAGGAAAGTATGTAGGTGAGTTCAATGATAAAATATGAAGATATTAAAAAAATTCACGTTGAATTAAGTTCAAAATGTAATGCTAGTTGCCCTGGATGTCCCAGAAATGTTCAAGGAGGTTACGAGCTTCCTTCATTAAAAAAAGCAGAATTAAGTATAGATGATTTTAAAAAACTTTTTTTAAAAGATTTTTTAAAACAAATAGATTCGATTTTATTTTGCGGTAATTATGGCGATCCTATTACTTGCAACGACATTATTCCCATATTAACTTATATTAAATCATGTAGTGACGCAAATATAAGAATTCATACTAATGGTAGTCTTAGAACCCCCGAATTTTGGAAAAACATTGCAACTATTCTTTCGCCATCTGATACGATTATATGGAGTATAGATGGATTAAGCGACACGAATCATTTATATAGACGAGGTACTGATTGGAATAAAATTATTGATAATGCAACTTCATTTATAGAAGCAGGAGGTGTCGCAACTTGGGAATATTTAATTTTTAAGCATAACGAGCATCAAATAAATGAAGCACATGAATTATCAAAAAAATTAGGATTTCATTATTTTGCTCCTAAAAAAGCATTTGGGTTTGAATCGGGCAATTATGCAGTTAAAGCAATGCAAGTTGTTAATAAAAATGGTGATCATGATTATTTTATACATCCTCCTAGTGAGAAAAATAGAAATATAGATGTTTTAAAAGCAAAGCAAAATAAAAACGAAAAACTACATCCTCATTCCTATAATCGTAATAAATTTATTGAAGATTATAATATAAAGTGTAAAGAATCAAATAAACTAGTTTCAGAAGGTTATTTTGATTATTTAGATAATGTAGAAATAAGTTGTAGCACCATAAACAATTCTGAGATATTTGTAGATAGTCTAGGAGGAGTTCATCCGTGTTGTTACTTAGGACATGTATCACAAGAAGCCGATTCACATGTAGAAATTCAATATGCTAATTTTATAAATATGCTAGGAACATCATACAATTTTAATGGTATTACACATGGTGTTCGTCATATAGTAGAAAATTCATATTTTAATCTAATAAAAGAAACTTGGTCAAAGACTCATAGAAATGGTCGAATAGCACAATGCTCTAGAATGTGTTCAAAAAATGATAATATTATAGATAGTTTATATAATAAAGAAAATGCATAATTATAATTTTGTTTTTAAAAAAGACGATGTTGGTAACTTTTTAAAAAATCAACCTTTTGTTTTTAGCTTAGAAAATGAGTGGGTTAATCACATAAAAAAAGCATCTGAGATATTTTTTTATAGAATAAATTATGGAGCATATAGACAGCATAAAAATTACAATACTATTAAAAATATTTCTCACCATCATATAAATTTTAATATAACAGATTTAGAAGATTTATCAGAAAAAGATTATTGTTATTATTATATATCTTTTAATGTAATGTATGCCATGTTTCTACCACAAGACTTTAATAACAAAGGTAATGTAGAAAAAACAGGTAGTGCAGAAATTTTATCAACTTTGGAGAATAGTTGTAAGTTTATTCTTCCGGATGAAATTAAAAAATTATTAGATAAAGATAAATGTAAAATTATTTTAGATACTTCTAAAGAAGGAGTCGGACATTTAATTCAATGGGATAAATTTTTTAAACTTACAAATTTAACACCTGATCAAGTTATACATACAACTGGAGATGTTTTATTAGGAAGTAACATTAGTATTCCGACTACATTTTATAATCATTGGGAAAGAAATGTTGCAACATTATCATTTTCAAGACACCATGAAGTAATACATAAATTAGAAGAATTAATATTAACTAAAGAGAAACGAAAATGGTATGGTTTATGTCTAAACAGAGTTACAAAACCCCACAGAATAGAAATTTGTAAATTTGTTGCCGAAAATTTACCAAATAAAATAGATTATAGTTTTGGTTTATTTAGTTGGAATACTTTACTTGAACGAGATAAACAAACCGACAAGCCGTTAGATACCGCATTGTTTCAAGAATGGAAATATCGTATAGCCAATGATACTGCTAGTTATTTTGCAAATCCAGCTGATGCTAAAGAATATTTTACATGGTTATCTAAACACAACGAAAAATCTAGTGATTTAGAACCCAATACATCATTTAGTCATAATATGGTGACTTTTTTTAATAATAATTCATATTATAATTCTTATTTTAGTATTGTATGTGAAACATTTTATGAACAACAAGGTGCCTTGTTTGTATCTGAAAAAATTTTTAAACCTATAGCATATTTACAACCATTTATTGTAGTCGGCCAAGCATATGTTATAGAATATATGAGGCATTTAGGATATGATGTATTTGATGATATAATAGATCATTCATATGATAAAATATTAAATCCTAGACATAGAATGGAAAAAATAAAAAAAGAATTAATTAGACTATGTCGTATACCATCAGACCAATGGGCTGATATTTTATATCATATATTTCCTAGATTATATAGCAATTATCATCATTTAAATTTAGCATTTTATAGAGATGATAAATTACATATGCCTATTCATTTAAATGAACCAAAATATTACGAACCAATACATTCTTTTGAAACAAAAGAAGAGTATAGAAAATTATCTAGTTTGCTTAATTCTAAAGTAGAACTATCTAACTCATTTTATTCGTCATTGTATTCTAATATGGAATATGCAAATTTGAGAGGCAGGACATACACTAATGAAATATATAATCATCTTTTATTAAATAAAAACATGACTAATTCTTATTATAATAAAAACTATAATTATGATAGTACAACATAAATGTTTAGTTATTATTGATCCGTGGGCTCGGCATGGTCCTGGAGAAACATATACAAAAATAATTTTATCATTAGAAAAAATAAAATATCCTGTTGTTATGGTTAATTATGACGAAACGCCTTATACATATATAGAACGAGCATGTAGAAATGGTACTAATCAAATGCCATATAATGATGGGGTTGGTAGTTATGATTATAGCAATAGAATAACAACAAATGATGAGTCAATTTTTTTGCGTTTTTTAATGCATAATAATATAACAGAATTAAACTATTGTGGTGTTAGTTTTCCTGGTTGTGTTTGGCATCGACCATTAGGTATGCAATACATGAAAGATAAATTTAAATGTAATGTTGTAATTGATTTATGTGATAATAATTATACGCAAGGACCAACTATTGATAAAATACATGCCCAATATAAATTTGCCAAATTTAGGAATATTCCTGTAAAATATTCAAATGAAATATATTCGTAATAAATTTTATTATTATTTTAATAAATCAAAAACAAATTATAATATTTTAGGACGTGGATATTTTGGAAATCCTATTCAAGAATCTTTTTATTATGATGCAATTCCTCAATATCAAATACCTAAAGATAAGTATTCTTTAATGTTTTGTATAAATCATAAAAAAATAAATGAATGGATAGATAACAAATTTAAAAAAATATCTTTATCAAATAATATTATAGATGACGTTAATAATGATAAATGTAACATTTTATTAAATCATAGCCACGAACCTTTTAATAATTTGCCTTTTGATCAAATAAAAAATCAATTTATAAATGTAAAGCAAGATAATTTAATATGGATAACAGGCGATAGTAATTTGAATATGTCTAATGAAATATCATCAACTTGGACAAATATTTTTGAAAGATTAACATATATGTTACTTCAAGGAAGTAACATAGCTAGAGAAGATTGGATAGAATTGTTAGTGCAACAACATAACCGAATAACAAATAGAACTAATAGAAAACATAAATTATTATTATATATGCGTCGTCCTAAACCATGGAGGATTGCATTAATGAGTAAAATGTTTGAAAATAGTCTTGTTGAATCACAAGAAACAATCATATCCTGGGGAGGATCTTCTGGAAGCGGGTATAAAGAAACAACAAAATCTTCATGGGATACATCATTAGATAATATTAGAAATATTAATACTACTTGTTCCCAACAAGTATTGGATAAAATTTTAGATATTCAACATCCAATAAAATTAATAGGAAAAGAAAAAGTATTTCCTGACTTTACTATAGGTAAAAATCATAATTATCTTGTTTCGTCTATAGCAACTCCTTCGCCGACATTAGATATAAACGATGTTGTTAATACATATTTTCAAATAGTATCTGAAGCCAGAATAGATAATAATATAGGTTTTATAACAGAAAAAATATATAAAACAATAGCAAGTATGCAACCATTTGTAATTTTTGGACCACCTAACACAGTAACATTTTTAGAAAATCAAGGATATAAAATTAAAAATAATTTTATAGATCATAGTTACGATAAAATAGAAACAACAGAAAAAAGATTTAATGCATTATGGGCTGAAATTGAAAGATTAATGAAATTATCTCATAAGGAATGGGTAGATATTTTATATAATTTGTTACCAGACTTATTATACAATATTAATAATTTTCAGAAATGTTTTCATAGATTATATAATGAAAAATATATTGCAAAATAATACAATCGTTTTAACACAAATCCGTTCCGGCGGTACTGTTTTAGACTCGTTATTATCTCTCATACATAAGAAAAAAAATATAGAATTTCATAATTTTTGGCAATATGTCCCTGATGCAGGTTCGCCTAAAGAATTGGAACAGCAATTTGAAAAAATATATGATAAAATTGCATTATTAAATGTAAAATGGAATATTCGATTAATAATACCAGAATTAATAAATTTAAATAATGCAGGATATATTACAACGCCAGTGATATCAAAATTATTTAAAAAATTAATAACACCAGCAGTAAAAATTTTTTTATATAGACAAGATATTGAGGATTGGTTTTTAAGTTATATAATTGCCGAAAAAACACAAGTATTTCATGTTAATGATATTAATAATAATTTAAATTTAGATAAATCTTTTGATGTAAATGAAAACGAAATAATAAAATTTTTAGATACATTATTATTAACAAAAAATGTTTTTAATTTAATTGAAGATGATAAAACAGTATATATAGAATATAATGATCTATTAAATAAAAAAATATTTTGTGAAGAATTAGGTATAACATTTACTGATAATGATAACACGTTTTTAGAAACAGATAATAATGGTTATCCGGTTAAAAAATTATATAGTAAAAATGAAAAAATAAATAAAATTAACAACTGGTCTAAAATTTCAAAAATTCTACATAATTATTGTAATTACCTCGGTTTTAACAATTCTTTTTTTTATGATTAAAAATTGGCAAGAGCTATCATTTACTATAAAAGAACAACCTCGTTTTTATTCAGATCTTGATTTTGATTTTACAGTAGAAGATGATATAATGAATATTAACGTAAAAGCGAATCCTAGATGGGAAAATGTATTATCTGGTGATTTAAAAAATACATGGCAACCTTTGGAAATATTTGAAAATGCCGTTAGCTATGGGTATGTTCCTTCCTTTGGTCATGTTGGACGTATAATTAGGTTAGATTCTAATATAGGTTGGATTAATATACCAAAAAATGCAAGCACTTCGATACGTAAAATAACAAACAGTTTTCGAAAAGAAAGAATAGAAACAAAAGTTGAATGGCTTTTAAAATATAAAGATTATAAATTATTTGCAGTATTACGAGATCCAATAGATAGGTTAAAATCAGGATTCAAACAATATATTGTAGAAAATCAATTTTTAATTCATGATATGAATCATTTTAAGAAAAATATTGATAAAATTTTCTCTTACCCGAGAGATCCCCATATGCTTCCAAATTTTGTTTTTTTTAATAAATTAAAATTAAATGATATACATTTTATAATTGGTTTAGATAATGTTGATGTTGAAGTAATCAGTTGGTTAAAAAAACAAAACTTAGAAGTAGACAAAACAATGTTTGAAAAAGTATATGAAAATAAAGCAATAAATAACAATAGAAAATCTGATTTTAAACCAATTATTGATAATTATATTGATACATTAGATGACAGTAGCGTATTAGCAAAGTTAATAAAGAAAGATTACGAATTTTTAAATATTATTAGGGAAAAATATTATGATTGTAACTTATCCTAATTTTTTTAAAATTTATATAGATAAACAAGTAAGTGGTTCTACTTTAGATTTTTATAAAACAATACTGTTATCGTATAGTTATGCTAATCCCTTAGATAAAACTGTTCCTCAACCGGGTATGATTTTTAAAGATATTAATGATAAATTTTTAATATTTGATCTTCTTAATACTTCTGGACCTACAGATGTTACTCGAGATAAAAAAATTACCGAAAATCCTTTTAAATTTTTTTATATTGATTTTTCTAGACTCATGACTTTTTTTCATTTTAAATCAGATGATACAATGGATCCCTTTTTAAAATGTATAAGATTTGAGGTAACAGATGAGGTAAAAACTATATTAAACAATAACACAGGAAAAATTTTATTAGATACCTCAACAGAGTGTATAAGAATGAAATATTTTAATTGGAAGTATTTTTTTAATCTTACTAAATTAAAACCTGAAAATTTTATTCTTATATCAGGTAATGCATCTAATCAAGTTAAAGCCAACACATTTGTTCCTGCAATATACAGAAATACTTGGGAACGGCGTACATTACATAATCATAGTTTGTATGATTTTGAAGTTGAAGTAAAAGTTGAACATATAATACATAGAAAACTTCCTAGATGGCATGCATTATGTTTAAATAGGGTAACTAAAATTCATAGAATTTATATATCTAAATTTATTAGTAAACATGAAAATTTAAAAAATAAAATAAATTATAGTTTTGGTTTAATTAAACCAGGAGAACATGAACATATAAAAACCAAACCGCAAATTGATTCAAAAAAATGGGACGCATGGATCAAAAATATAAATTATGAATGGTCTAATGTATTTTCTGAACCGTTCAACGAAATAGAAAAATGGATGGGGTGGCATCAAGAAAAATACCCAGAAGGTGATACCTTAGCTGATCATTCAATTAATATGAACACTCAAATGTGTGCAGAAAATTATTATGATTCTGTTTTTAATATTGTTACTGAATCATTTATATCAGCTGACGACATTTTTTTAACAGAGAAAATATTTAAACCTATAATATGGCACCAACCTTTTATAATTATAGGAAATCCAGGGTCTATTGAATTTTTAAGAACAGACGGATTTGATGTATTTGATGATATAATTGATCATTCATATGATAATATAATAGAAATACCAGAAAGATTTGAATATATTAAAAAAGAGATAATCCGTTTATGTGATATACCAATAAGTGACTGGGTTGAGATTCTTTATCGTATACTACCTAGACTTAGAAAAAATTACAGTTTGTTTAGAAGTGCTTCATCGAGACATAACATAAGAAATGAAATGTTATGAACCATAAATTTAATTTTATGAACCATAAATTTTTGTATGTTGGTCCAAGTTGGGCTAGATTGAGCTATGACACTAAGTATGGAGATGAAAAGACTTCAACTAATTTATTAAAATTATGGAAATTAACTAATAACGCTGTTGATTTATCAAAGAAAGGCGCTGGTCCAAAAGGTGTATTAAAATTATTACAAGTATATAACAAATGGCGAGGTAACGTCAACTGGAACAATAACAAAGAACAAAAGTTAAATTTACCTATTATATATGTAGCTTGTGAACCATTAAAAGATATGGAGAAAGTAGAGAAAGTAGATAAAAAAAATAAACACAGAAAAAACTATAAGGTTGATCATAATTATGATTATATAGCACACGAAAAAGATATAATGAAATTTAGAAAACAATTATTAAAATCAGTATATAAAAAATTAAATTTGCTTGGTGTTAGAATAGGAATAATAGGTGGTCATACTGATTGTGAAAATGAAGAAAATATTTATGAAAATATAACAGTACTGGATAGAAGTTGGCAAAATTTTTTGGCTCGAGAAGCAGGTATATCTGAACGTAAATATAATTGGGGTGCAGAAGTATTTCATAGGCATATACGTCATAGTAGTAATAATCCTATTGATCGTCAAACAGTAATTGATGTAGATAATCAATTTAAATTTTGGCGTGAATTAGAAGATGCTAAATTAATGTGTTGGTGCCATCCAACAACATTAGCTAATAAACTTTATGCAGAATATACATATAATAAGGTAATAGATTTTATAAAAGAATATTAAATATGGCCGAACACCAAGGATTAGTAATAGTGGATGCGTGGGATTATGATGCGTATATTAAAAAGCGTAACGAAATACCGTATTCCCAAGAATGTGCTAAAGATGGTAGCGAATTTTCTATTTTTTTAAATAGAGTTTGTGAAAAAGAAAGAGCAAATGGCACGACAATAATTTTTGATATTGGATTTAATAAACTAATAGATAAAATTACTGTTGACGAAAAAACAGATTTAATATTACCATACATGTATGAAAATAATTATATGAATATAATAAAAGAACGTAAAATAAACGAACTATATTTTTGTGGATTTCATTTTGGATTATGTATACATGATAAAATTGCTAACGTAAGTGAATCGACTGATTATAACGGTAAATTAGGCATTATTATAAATTTAAGTATGTTATTACCAGTAGATACATTTAAAAACAAGTTTGAGCGTTTTCATAAACCTAATAAACCTAGATATAAACCAAATCATGCATGGGATTATTATTTATGGACACCAAAATGTGAATTTGAAAAAATAGATATAAGTTTTCCATGACAATATTAAATAAATGGGTTTGTACTAAACCTTGGAATTTTTTAGATGTAAATCATTATGGTTCTTATATGTGTTGTCCGAGTTGGTTACCTGAAGATATAACTAATCATAATACGCCAGAAGAAGTATCTATTACAAAAGGATGGTTTAGCGAAAAGGCAGACAGAATTAGAAAAAGTATGTTAGATGGAAGTTTTAGGTACTGCAATCATAAAATTTGTCCTGAATTAAGTGAAGTATTAGCAGGTAGAGAAACTGAAACTGAATTTTTTAAACTTAAAAAAAATTTTAAACCACCAAAAAAACCAACTGTAGAATTTATATGTTTTGGTCAAGATAGAAGTTGTAATATAAAATGTCCAAGTTGTCGATCAAATGTAATACCTAATGATCGTTTAAATAGTCTGGAACATATAAAAAAACAACAAATACAAGACGAAATTGAAAATAATTTTAGTAATAGTATTAAGCGTATCTTATTAACAGGATCAGGTGATCCTATATACAGTAAAATTTATAGAGACTTTTTAATAAACTTCGATAAGACAAAGTATCCGCAATTAGAAGAAATTCAGATAGTAACAAATGGTATTTTGTTAAATAAAAAAATGTGGAATAGTTTTAATTGTAAAGAGTTCATTAAAATTTTAGAAATTAGTTTTGATGCTGGTACTAAAAATACATACGAAAATGTTACTCGTTTAGGAGGTAATTGGGATAAGCTCATATCTAATGTAAAGTTTTTAGCAATGTTGGCAGATATGAAAAGACATTTTATTTTTAGTTTTGTTGTAAGTGAATATAATTTCAAAGAAATGGTAGCATTAGTAAATCTTATTGATGATATAACTAATGGTATGATAGGATCTAAAACTATTCGTTTTTCACAACATGTATATTGGAATACAGGCGCATTAAGTCAAGATGAAGTTAAAAAAATAAGTATTTTTGATCCTAAACATTTACATCATGACAAATTTTTAAAAGAATTAAAAACTATTAATAAACACCCAAATGTATCGCATAACTTTCATCATTTAATACAATGAAAAATATATTTTTATATGCTAATGGATGTAGTTTTACCTGGGGCGGTGAATTATATAAATCATTATTTGACAAAAATGATAATTTATTGGATTGTTATAATCCATCACCAATTAACAAAGAACGATTACAAGTTACTTGGCCAGGCATTTTATCAAAAAAATTAGGAGGAAGTTTTATAAATGATGCAATGGGATGTGGTAGTAATGAACGTATACTTAGAACAACAACAAACTTTTTTTTAAAGAATAAACCAGATAATCCTCTTGCAATTATTCAATTTACGAGTCCTATTCGAGGGGAATATTATGATGAAGATTTAGAAAAATGGTATCCGTGGAAGGATAAATATCTCGTACTACCGAATAAACTTAAAAATAAACATGATAAATTATATAAGTGTCTAGAAGAATATATGGTTCTTATTAAATATTCAAAACAATATTATGTTTTCTATCAACAAATGTTAGCTCTACATAATTTTTTTGAATCTAATAATATACCTTATATTTTTATGACCATAGGTATTTTTGGTAACATAATAACTGGGGTTAAAAAAATATGTGAAAAGGAAAAATTACCCATGGATATTTTTAATTTTATTAAAAAACCAAACGGAAATATTAGATTGGACAATGAGTATGTCTTTGCCTCACACCATCCTAATAGAAAAGGACATACTAAAATTGCAGATATTTTATATAATGAAATACAACTTTAAAAGGATAATTTATGAAAATAGGATTTATTGGTTTAGGAAAACTAGGATTAGAATGTGCAGAAGCAATAGTAGATAAAGGTATACCTGTTACTGGATATGATATTAAAGAAAGGACAAGTAATAAAGTATCTATTGTGTCTGACATAAAAGATGCAGTAACGGGAATGGACTTTATTTTTATTGCAGTAGAAACACCGCACAATGCAAAATATGACGGTAGCATTCCTTCATCTCATTTATCAAATAAAGATTTTGATTATTCGCATGTTAAAGATGTTCTTGGACGAATTAATAATATAGTAACAAAAGATCAAGCTATTGTATTAATTAGTACTGTATTACCTGGAACATGTAGAGAACAATTTATACCTATGCTAGGATTAGGAACAAATTTTATATATAATCCATATTTAATTGCAATGGGAACTACTACATGGGATATGTTAAATCCGGAAATGATTATTATTGGTAATGCCACAGGTAAACAAGACGATGTTACAGCCAAATTAGTAGATTTTTATAATATGATATTAGAAAAAAATAATACTAGATTTGAAATAGGAACATGGGACGAAGGTGAATGTATTAAAATCTTTTATAATACATTTATATCTGCCAAGCTAAGTCTTGTAAATATGATCCAAGATGTTGCTGAATGCAATGGTAATATAAATTGCGATGTTGTTGCAAATGCTATTACTAATAGTACTCAACGTATTATTAGTCCTATGTATATGAAACCAGGTATGGGCGATGGAGGCCCATGTCATCCTAGAGATAATATTGCATTAAGATATCTAGCAGAAAAGTTAGATCTAGGATATGATTTATTTGATGCCATAATGACCGCTAGGGAGGTACAAGCAAAAAAATTGGCAGAAAAATTAATTAGTTATGATTTGCCTGTTGTTATTTTAGGCAAATCATTTAAACCAAATACAGAATTTACAGATGGCAGTTATGGAATGTTAGTAGGACATTATGTAAAAGAGCTTGCTCCTCATTTAGATTTATATTATGACAAAAATCCAAACGATACGTTCGAACCTATTACTGAAGAAATACATGATGTACCTTGTACATATCTATTAGGCCATCGAGGTAAATATTATGATTTTAATTTTAATCGTAATAGTATTATAGTAGATCCTTGGAGAGAGTTTGAAACAGACAATACAAACATCAAAGAAATAGTTCATTATGGAAACACTAGATAATAATGGCGAGAATTACACTAAGTTACATATGTGCGGTAGAATGGACATATCCAACAGTAAATGAATTAAGAGACAAGTATGACATTGGTATTCACATAGATTTAATGGATGGGCATTTTGTACCAAGACTTGGAGTACAACCAGAATTAATTGATCTTTTAAAAAACGAATGCAATGTTCCTGTTGATGTACATTGTATGCTCACTGCTAATAACCACGCCTGGAAAGATGTGTTAAATAGCAAAGCAGACGTAATTTATGCACACTACGAAGCATTTCATAGTAAAGAACACACACTAAAATTTTTAAAACAAGATAGCAGATTACAATTAGCATTTAAACCGCAATGGACTATCCAACAAATAAATGAAATTTGCGAGGAAATGGGCGTCAATGATTATTTGCTAATGGCATACAATCCAGGTATAACAAAACAGAATTCGTTTTACGATTTAAAAAAGATAATGAATACACAACGTTATGTAACAGTAGACGGCGGTATTGATTTTGATACAGTCGAGCAGTTTCTGGGCCACAATAAAGTTAGCCTAGTAGCAGGTAGTAAATTATTATTCAATTCAAAATATAAACAAAACATAGAAAGATTATTATGTTAAATGGAACAGATTTAATTAGTGTAGCAAAACAATATTTTGATGCATGGAATAACCAAAATATAAATCATTTGTCATTTCTATTTGATAAAGATGTTGTATTACAAGATTGGGATATAACTGCAACAGGCAAAGAAGATGTAGTAAAAGCCAATCAAAATATTTTCAATAGTGTTAACAACATTTCAGCAGAAGTACAAGACATAGGCTATAACGATAATAAAGTTTATGCAGAATTACTTATAAAAGTATTATCATTAGATGCAGTTGATCCATCAGATGAAGATACAATAAAAGTATTAGACGTTATAACAATTAACGACAATTTAAATATAACTAAAATCAGTGCATATAAACAATGAATTTATTGATTCCTTGTTCAGGTCCAGGTACACGTTCAAACAGTTACGCAAAATTTCATAAAGCATTAATACGAATAGGTAATAAAGCAGTATTATCGCACATTATAGATTCGTATGATGATATAGATACAGTTTATATTTTATTAGGTTCGCAAGCAGAGTATATAAAGCAATACATTGAACATTGCAATTATACTAATGTTGAATTTATAGAAATTGAAAACTGGAATGATTCGCAATTTACAAGTCTTAAACAAATACCTAAGCATGTATTTGAACAACCATTCTATTACAATGCATGTGATAACTGGACTCCAAACGTACCTATTGTAACTAAGAATACTATTTTTAATTATAATTCAGAGAATAAAGATTTATACGATAGTGTAGATGAAAAAAGTTTTTATGCAGGTATAAGTTACGTTAAAGATGCTAAATTATTTTACAACATTTTACATCATTCAAAAGAAACACGTAATGATTTAAACATATATCATGAGTTTGATAGTTTAGAAGTAGCCATGTTAAACGAATGGTATGATGTTGGTAATATGGAAGCCTATATGGCATCAACTGCATTCTTTACAAGCAATTATAATATATTAGATAAAACTAATCAAGAAATTTATTACGTTAATAATAGAGTTATAAAACTGTTTAAAAATACTATAGAAGACTTGCAACAAGCATTAAAATATAACCATTGTTTTCCGCATCCAAGCCCTATATACGAAACTCCTAATGGCATTAGTTATGATTTTGTAGAAGGTAATGTTAACTTAGATGCAGACTATAATTATTTGTTAGAAAATTTATGTAAGTTATGGGACTTTACTTTAGCAAATAACAAACCTATTGTTAATAAAGCAATATGGCAAGATAAAACATGGGAACGTTTTGAAATGTTTTGCGACAAATATCCAGAGTCTGCTGAACCGGTAATTGTAAATGGAAACCAATTAGATCCATTTAGAATATTAGAAAAAATAGATTGGAGTATTTTAAACAATGGCATTGAAGGTGCATGTCATGGCGATTTAGTATTAGATAATATTATTGTTAATCATGAAAAAATAAATTATATAGATCATCGCGAAGGTAATGTTGGTGATGTTTTTTATGATATATGTAAGTTTTATCACAGTTTACATCTGCATAATGTAAACTTACAACGAGCTAATTATTTTAATATTATAAATGGCGATGTATATATGCCTACTGTACATCTACCTTTAACTGAAGTAGATTTAGAACGTATAAATAGATTTAAACAAACAACCTTATATCAAACACACAAAGCAAAAATAGAATTAGGAGTCGCTTGTATATGGTTAAGTATGGCTCCATTAAATGTTAATAATGACTTAAATAAATTTTTATTTTTGTTTGCACTAGATCATTTAAACAGACATGTCTAATTTTTGGAACGAAATACCTGACGTATATAACGAGCAACATGAAAAAACAATTATAGGGCAAATTGTAAATGCCCGCAATATTGTTTTTGTAGCAAAAGGTCGGGTTGGCTTAGTTACAAAAATGTTTATGCAACGTTTAATTCAATATGGTTACAACTGTTATTGGCATGATGATTTACATGTACCCAAACTTAATAATCAAGACTTAATTATATTCGTTTCTGCTAGTGGACAAACGCTAAGTTCGTGGATATATACACAAGTAGCAAAAGATATTAATGCTAGAACAATGGCAATAACATTTAATGACACAGGGCGTATAACGAGAGATGTTAAAGTTCCTGTTATATACGATGAAAAGCGAAATAATATGCCAATGAAGTCATATTATGAACTAGCATTTATGTATATTTTTGAAAAGTTATTAAGTACGTTTGATACAAGTAAATTTACACACACAAATTTCGAATGAGCAAAATTATATATGTAGACATTGATGGCACTATTTGTACTGAACGGCCCAATCATCCAAAATCAGCAGTAGACTACAAAGCCGCGAAACCTTTTAAAGAAAGAATTGATATTATCAATAAATTGTATGATGAAGGAAATGAAATTCATTATTGGACTGCACGAGGTTGTAGTACAGGAATTGATTGGACTGATCTTACTAAAGGACAATTAGAAGAATGGGGTGCTAAGTATCACAAATTACACGTAGGTACTAAGCCACATTTTGACATTTATATTTGTGATAAGTCATTTCAAGCGGATATGTGGTTTAAGAACCAAACAATAATGACATGATAGAATGGGGAATATCAGCACTATCGCATGATGCGGCATTAGCAGTAATTAAAGATAATGAATTAGTTTATGCTTCGCACTCAGAACGATATAGCAGAATAAAAAATGATAAATTATTACATGCAGATTTACTAACCGATGCATTGCGTTATGGTTCTCCTGAAGTTATTTATTATTATGAGCAACCTTTTAAAAAACTTACACGACAATTATACGCAAGACAATGGAGCTCTGTTAGCAAATATAATCACAGAGCATTAGCGGATCATGTAAAACATGATTTAGGATTTACATTTGGACAAGAGTTACGTCAACATAATATGTCGCATCATATGTCTCATGCGGCAGGCGGATACTTTACATCTCCGTTTAAAGATGCTACAATAGTTGTTATAGACGCCATAGGCGAATGGGAAGTTCTGACCATTTGGAAAGCAGAAGGAAATAAACTTGAAAAGATAGCCTCACGGAACTATCCTCACTCATTAGGTTTATTTTATTCTGCAATGACACAACGGTGTGGGCTGAAGCCTAATGAGGAAGAATATATCCTTATGGGTATGTCGGCACTTGGAGAGCCACACCGTTTCTATGGAGAATTACTTGATGTATTTTTTAATACAAACTTTGCACCATTTCCAAAGTTTAAACACAATTTACACAGAGGTTGTACATGGTGGAGGTCCGAAGGATTAAAAGCAACAGATATATATGATGTAGCCGCCGCAACGCAATTAGTATATGAAGATATATTAGATGATATAATGCAATGGGCTGTCATGCAAGGCTCTAGCAATAATTTAGTGTTTACAGGTGGTTGTGCATTAAATTGTGTAGCAAATAGTAAAATAGCAAAGTATTGGAATAATATATGGATTATGCCTAGTCCTGGAGATTCTGGTTCTGCAATAGGTGCAATATTAGCAAATAAACAAGAACATATAAAATGGCCAGGACCATACTTAGGACATAATATAAAAGGCGACTATCCAATAGTTAAAGTAGTAGATGAATTATATAAAAATAAAATTGTAGGAGTGGCATCCGGTAAAGCAGAATTTGGACCACGTGCATTAGGCAATAGATCTTTACTTGCAGATCCACGTGGAAAAGATATTAAAGACTTAGTAAACACATACAAAAAACGTGAGCCATTTAGGCCGTTCGCACCAATGATATTAAAGGAATGTGTTGACGAAGTATTTGATATGCCAGTAAGTAGTTCTCCGTATATGCAATTTACAGCCAAGTGCAAAAGACCGGATGAATTTCCTGCTATTGTTCATTATGATGGAACAAGTAGAGTACAAACAGTCAGCGAAAAAGATAATAAAGAAGTACGTTCATTATTAGAAGCATGGTATGTAAAAACAGGATGCCCGTTATTATTAAACACAAGTTTAAATGTGAAAGGCGAGCCATTAGTAAATACTGTTGAAGATGCTCGCCGATTTGAGTCACTTAACAAGTTAAAGGTTATTACACCATGAATAAAAAGTTAAAAAGAAAACTTGAAGTTATGTGGTATTATATTAGTTGGCCATATAATTATATTAAGTTAGAAATTCGTTATAGGAAAAAATTAAAAGCACTCCGCGAACAAGACCCTTTCATTTATGATTGAGACAAAAAAGTTATTAGACCGTATTGAGTTATTATTTCCTTGTAAAGAAAATATACGCTTCAGACGTGCAGTTCTGGACCATGATTTTGAGGCAATAAGATATATTCTTGAAGAACTAAATCAATTTAAACCTTGGTCGTCTTTTTTACACAACATAATAAAAAAAGTTAGAGACTTTCCAGAAATTGAAGAATGTTTACACGCATCACAGATACAATCAAAGCATTGGTTATTACAGGAATTTAAAAATATATTAGAAGAACCAGATTCACAGTATATACGAACGGTGTTTATATACGGAGGATGGTATGGTGTATTAGCAGGAATATTGTTTGCCTATTTAAATGTAGATAGGATAAGAAATTTTGATCTTAATCCGGAATGTTATGAGCTTGCACGAAAAATAAATGTAGAACAAACAAAAACATGGGCGTTTACTCATGCTACGTTAGATGTAAACAATATAGAGTATTATCAAAGTGAAAAACATAACAAATGGATTACAGAAGTAGAATATTTTAATAATAAAGGCGAAGGCAGTAAGTTAGAAGAACAACCGGATATTATTATTAATACAAGTGCAGAACACATGGTTCCTAAGTGGTATGATAATTTACCTAAAAACATTCTTACAATAATACAATCTAATAATTATGATGATTTAGATGAACATATATTTTGTGTAAAAGATTTAACAGATATGAAAGAAAAATACCCAATGTCTAAAATCTTTTATGAAGGTGAATTAGATCAGTTAGGACAACCTGTACAAGGTATACCAAAACCATATAAACGATTTATGCTAATAGGAAGAAAATGAGTTGTGATGTATTTTTTTTAAGTTATAACGAAGAGTTTGCAGATGAAAACTTTGAGTTAGTGCAATTAGTAGCACCTCATGCAAAACGTGTACATGGCATTAAAGGAATATTTAATGCACATAAAGAATGTGCAAAGCAAAGTCTTACTAAAAACTTTTACGTAATAGATGCAGATGCAATATTAGAACCAGGGTTTTATTTTGATTTTGAACCTAGAGACGATTTATACTGGTGGGCTGGAGTATCTCAAACTGCATGTGTTCATGTGTGGAGAAGTAAAAATCCTATTAATGATTTATTATACGGATATGGTGGAGTTAAACTTTTTCCTAAACAAGCATTATTAGATTTAGAAGATTGGCACATTGATTTTACTAATTCAGCAAGTGGTAATTTTAAAGCAATGGCACAAGTAAGCAACGTTACAGGTTTTAATACAAGTCCTTATAACACATGGAAAAGTGCATTTAGAGAATGTACTAAACTTGCATCGGGTGTAATTAAAAACAAGTACGACGGACAAGTAGATAAAAACACAACTGATAGATTAGATACTTGGTGTACTGTTGGTGCAGATAGATTATACGGTAAAGATGCTTTACGTGGAGCAAATGAAGGCAGAGCATACGGTGAAAAATATGCTAATGATGCTAAAATGTTGGACAATATAAATGACTTTGATTGGCTTAATTCAGTCTGGGAGGGCAAGGTATCTATTAAGTGACCAGTCTTTAAACGCCGGCGATGCAAACAATGGAAATAAATTTCCACATCCTTGAAAAATATGTCTTTGTGTAAGTCTATTCCAACGCAATAAATCTTTTAAAGAAAAAATGGTTACGTTTAATTTGGAATTTAAATGTCCATGTAAGGTTAATATTTCTTCCATTGAAGGTTCATTATATGGTGCTAGTCTAATATGCAACATACCTTGCATATCTTTAATACATTGTATTAAATTTATAGGAATTTTATCTCGTTTTTTAACCATATGAAGTAATGGTTGAGCTGGTAAAAAGTTTTCATATGTTCTATAAAATATACAACTTACACAATCACTATTTTCAATTTTACTAGCAAAGTATAAAGATGTAAAATAGTTATAACCTTCACCGTAAAAGACATATTTTTTAGTATTAGGTATTAATGTTTTTATATACTCAGCAAGCTCAGAAAGTTCCATGTTATTAATACCAAACTCTCCTGCTTGCATTATAGCATCTTTATATGATTGTTTAATTAAAATTAAGTTAGCATTTAACTTTTTTAAACGTTCAACATAAGGAAAAGATACGTTAGTATTTTTAACACTACATGACCATCTTCCTGTTTCGGTAAATATCAATGTATAAGGAAGTTTTTTATCTAGTACATATATATTGTTGTCAATGTTTTTAAAATCTTGTAATGGTTTAGCATTTTTTGCACTATTATTATCTCTTGTACGAAACACCCAATGTTTTTCATTCCATCGTTCAGGATACTTATGAATATTAAATCCAGTATCTTTAGAACTATAATTAATTATAAATATACCAGATTCATTATGTTCTTTGTTACTGAGAGTAAAGTTACCAGGCAAACAATATGTTGTATTTGAGAAATCGTGTTCGTGCAGATTCCATTGGCGAGGAATAAATGAAAAAGTATCACTTGTTATATGTATTTTGTTACCACCATAAACAGGATGAATTTGCACAAATTGATCTATATTGAAATCTATGTCGCACTGGCCTTGTACATATATGACATCAAAGTTTTTTTCTTTTTCTAAAGAATTTTTTTGATATGATTTATATCTTTTATTAATAAACTCTAATATATGAAAGCGATCCATATGCTTAATTCAATTGAACTTTTAGATAGGTTTGAAATATTGGAACCTAGTAATTTAGCACTAAAAGATTTACGTCGATGTATAGTTAATAAAGATGTTCGAAGTGTGTTTAAAATGTTCAAGAATATTTATGAAAATGATAACATACATCTTGTAGAGACTGCATGTTTAGATTTAAATGCATATGCTTTTTTTAAGTTAGAAGAGAACTTAATTGGTAATGAAGATATGCCATTACTTAAAAAGATAATATGGCAACAAAATCCTTGGGCAGTTTTTAATTTCTTTGCAAATCAAGATACTATTGATCCGTTATTAATTAGAAATGTAAAAAATGCTACTTTAATGGAGAAACCTAAAGCTCTCTTAAAATTATTAATACATAAACTTGGTACCGAAGAAGATCCTACTGTATATTTTTTAACTATCTTATTTTATAATACAAGATCTTATGATTTACGAAAAGTATATCGTGTTTTTTCATTTTTGCAATCTAAAGGAATAGATATCTACGATGAACATGCGGAAATTTTTATAAAAGCTCTAAATGGAGTACCTATACATCTTGTAAGAATATTCAAGGCTATTACAAAGGATTTAACTTCTGAGGAACGAGAGGATTATGATTTAACAGTAAATTTCTTTGAAAAAGTTATGATAAAGGAAATGAAATATGACATAAGAGAAATATATAAAAGTTTTAGACACTTTAATTCTAAAATGGATATACATAATAAAGATAAAGAAATATTTGAAAAAATGATGAACAAAGTTCATTTGCATGTAATAAAATTTCTGTCAGTAATGTATCCTAATCAATCATGGATTGAACATATAAGAAAATTTATTGTATTAGAAAATAAAATAAATTATGTCTGGAAAATATGTAAAGAGTTTAATTTTCCGTATATAAAAGAACTTGAACTCGCAAGCAAAAATAAGTATTTTGGTATGAAAATGAAACCAGTGTTTGATAGATATAAAGGTAATAAATTGTACGATTCATATCAAAATGCAACAAATGGTAATGCAAATGAAAATGTACGAATATCAAACACATTAGATGTATTAAAAGAAACAATAGGACAACAAACAATAATAGACGATATTAAAGGTAGTTTATTATACGATAATAGAGAAGCATTATATAATGTTGTTAAGTATACATCAAACGACAAACTTGTAAATACTTTGCAACGATTTGAATCAGAGCAACCTTCTGTATCTTTAAATGATGCGTTTAGTAGAGGCCAACTGTTTAGTAAAAAATGGATAGTAAATAAAATTAAAGACCTGGACTTAGGAACCATTGTTTTATGTGCAGGCTGGCACGGTTCTCTTATACATTTATTTGCTCGAGAAAATATTAAATTTAAACAATGTTTTAGTTTTGATATTAATTCTAAGTTTATTGAAACAAGCGAATTATTAAACAAAGACTTAGTACTTGATAATTGGAAATTTAAAGCAACCCATGCAGATATATTAGAATTAGATTATAATCCTGTTGTGTTTAAAACAGTAAAAGCAGACGGAACAGATGAAGTAATATCTGTTACACCAGATACTATTATTAATACATCATGCGATCATATTAAAAATTATGATATATGGTATAATAAATTGCCTAACGATAAGTTGTTAATTTTACAAAATAATAATTATTTTGAAGAAGAAGAACACGTTAATTCTGTAAAAGATTTAGACACTTTTAAAGAAGCATCGCCTATGTCTAATATAGTGTTTGAAGGTACATTAAATTTAGGCATGTATAAACGTTTCATGCTAATAGGATACAAATGATAGAAAATGCAATAAAAAATGCAGTAGTTGAAGATGTGCCATTCCCTCATGCGGTACTTAATAATTTTTTTGAAAAAACATATTACCAAGAATTATTAAATGCAATAGATGATGATAACACAACTCCAATACATTTACCAGAAGAAGATTGTTATCCTGATAAGCAACATATAATTGATATTGAAGATATAACAAAAAACTTTAGTTTCTGGGATAACTTTATGCAAATGATGTCTAGTGAAGAAATGTTAAACGAGTTAAAAGAAGTATGGGATTTAAAGTATCCTATAAACACTATTGTATATAATATTCATAAAGATAAAAAAGGATTTTACAGAGGTCCGCATAATGATGTTAAGTCGTGGAACAGAGAAATGGTTTCTATACAAGTATTTTGTCCAGCAAATCATGATTTGTCGCATACTGGTACAAGATTACATGAACATAAACAAATAGAATTTGTACCTAATAGAGCATGGATATTTAAATCTTGCGATACAAGTGTACATTCAGTAGATGTTGTTGAAGACGATATGCCTAGAAATTCCATATTAATTAAATATATGGCTACAATGAGAAAGAATGAATAAAGAGTTAGCAGTAAAATATTTTAATGCACCTATTATAACAGAACCATGGAATCATATTGTTATTGATAATTTTTTACCAGAAGACTTTTGGAAATTCATCTTACATAAGTTTGCAACAGATACAACACCTCCAGATAATTTAGATGATTTTCATTATCCATATGGACAAGTAGTGAGTCCGGAAGCAATAATGACACATGAAGAATGGCACACGACATCGGGGCTTTTTAAAAATAATACATTTAAAAGGACACTTTTTAAAAAATGGAATATAGAGTATGATGGTATAATATACTGTAAGTTTGCCGTACACAAAGATCAAAAAGGATTTTATCAAGATCCTCACACTGATATAAAAGAATACGCTAAAGAAATTATTACAATGCAAGTATATTGTCCACCAGATGAAAGTTTAAAGCATCTCGGAACATCGTTGTTTAATTCTGTTGAATATAGACCTGAATTAAACGGACCAGAGTTTCATTCTACAATAGACTTTATACCTAATAGATGTATTAGTTTTAAATGTGATCCAAATACGTGGCACGGAGTATTTCCTTTTGAAGAAGATACTAATAATAAAAGAAATAGTTTGCGATTATTGTATTATGTACCAGTATAATGAAATTAAAGCAGTTCATTTAGAAGTTACACAAAGGTGTCAAGCATCTTGTCCTATGTGCGACAGAAATGAAAACGGTGGCATAGTTAATAGACATTTAACTAATGCTGAACTTAGTTTAGCAGATTGCAAACAAATATTCAAGCCTGAATTTATTGCAAATTTAGATAGAATGTATATGTGTGGTAATCATGGTGATCCTATTGTTGCGGAAGATACATTAGAAATATTCAAATATTTTAGAGATAATAATCCAAACATGTGGCTTAGTATGAATACTAATGCAGGAGCAAAAGACAGCGAGTGGTGGACAGAGTTAGCAAAAATATATGGGCGTATGGGTTGTGTATTGTTTAGTGTAGACGGATTAGAAGACACTAATCATTTATATAGACAAAACGTACAATGGCCCATAGTAATGAATAGTATGCAAGCATTTATTAATGCTGGAGGACGGGCTAGATGGGATTATATTATATTTGAACACAACGAACATCAAGTAGAAGAAGCAGAAACACTATCAAAGTTAATGGGTTTTGAAAAGTTTCAAAAAAAGAAAACAGGGCGTTTTTATTCTACTAATAAGTTTAAAACAAAAGACGAACATCAAGCAAAAAATAGAAAAGGTAAAGATACACAAAAACTTGAACTGCCAAAAGAAGAAAAGAATAAAAATAAAGCATTAGATAAAGTTGCTAAAATAGAAGAAAAATACGGCAGTATGCATGAGTATCATGATAAAGTTAAAATTGATTGTAAAGTAGCAAAAGAAAAAAACATATACATATCTGCTGAAGGATTAATGTTGCCCTGTTGTTGGACTGCTGGGCGTATGTATAAGTGGTGGTTTGAAGATCCACGTGAAGAACAAATATGGAATTACATACAAGATAAAGATGCTATTAACACTAAAATACACGGATTACAAAGTGTAATGGAAAACGGATTTATACAGAGTATACAAAATAGTTGGGCATTACCAAATACAAAAGCAGGTAAATTAAAAGTATGTGCCGACAAGTGCGGAGTTGAATTTGATGCATTTAAAGAACAATATACATGAATATTTTATATGTTACGCAGGAGGTTGGCATGGAGATTTTATACATGATTTATTAAGTTTTAAATATCATGGTGTACGTGAACATGGACTAATTGAAGACTGGAGGAAAACATATCCAAACCATATATACATAGTTCCGTATAGTGTAAAAAATAATCGTTACAGAGTTTTTAATTGGTGGGAAAAAATTGGCAGGCGTAAACATAGTGAAACAAATTTAAAAGACTATTATAAAAATTGTATAGACGATACACATAAAAATCTTAGTCAGCCAGATGTATATCCGCTAGATATTGATTTATTTTTAGACGAAAGCAACATGTTATATGTTAATTGGTTCTTTAGCCAGTTTAATATAGTGTGGTCGGAAAGAATGGAGATGCGGTATGTACAATTTAAAAAATACGAGTATTTTATGAACGAATTAGATAATAATTTTTTAGGAGAAATTAATGACGTCGACTTTTTGCATCCTGCCGTGGATGCACATCGCAACAAATTCTACAGGAAACCTTAGGGTTTGTTGTAATGCAGTACCTACAAAAAGTTATATCTATAAGTCTGATGGAAAGCCATATAAACTATTTAGAGATGATATTAATGAAGCATGGCATTCTGAATCATATAAAAGCATACGACAAGACTTTTTAAATGGAAATAAACCTGAAATATGCGAACGATGTTTTAGAGAAGAAGATGCAGGATTAAAAAGTGCAAGGCAAAGTGCTAATGAACAATGGGGTACAGAATGCAGTATGACAACTACTCCTAAAATGGATATACGTTATGTTGATTTACGTCTAGGTAATTTGTGCAATTTAAAGTGCAGAATGTGCAATCCATATTCATCTAGTATATGGGCAAAAGAATGGAATAAAGTAGTTACAAAAGAAGAACAAATTTCACAAGATGAAGTTACTAGACTTGCACAAATGGATTGGCCTACAAAGGATAAAACGTGGGATAATATAAAAGAAATAATGCCTAGTGTAGAAATGATATATTTTACTGGAGGCGAACCTACATTAACATTGCAACAAATGTCATTATTAGAATATTGTATTGATAATAATTACACAAACGTTACATTAAAATACAATACTAATTTAACTAACATACCAGAACGTATGTTAGACTTGTGGAAGAACTTTAAAAAAATTAAAGTTAACGCAAGTATAGATGCAACATACAGACTTAACAGATATATACGTTATCCTAGTGACTTTGAAGAAATTGAAAATAATTTAGAAATACTAGGCAACCTTCCAAACGTAAATATACAAATACACACTACTGTTCAAATGTATAACATAATGAAATTGGACAGAATATTACAGTATTTTGCAGACTATGATCACTATTTAAATATATTAAACCATCCTGAATATTTAAACATTCGTGTACTAAAGCAACGACATAAAGAGTTAGTAACAGATCGTTTAGAACGATCATGGAAAGCAGGAGTACAAAATGAAAAGATTAAAGGTATAATTAAATATATGCAAGAAGACTGGTCAGACAAATGGCCGGAATTTGTTGCCTACACAAAAAACGTTGATAAACAACGTAATGAAACCATTTTAGAACATATAGAGGAATTCAATGAAGATTGCAATGACTGGTAATCCTGAATATGGATTAGCAAAATCATTTAAAAAAATAAGTCCTGAAACAGAATTTTTTAGTAGAGAAACTGGTTGGGATTTTGGTAATATTTTAACACGAAAAAAATTAGCAGATCATTTAAATGCTGAAGGATTTAATGTGTTTATTAATAGTAGTGCTTTAAATAATTTTAATCAATGTTTATTACTAGAACAAATCTGGGATAGATGGAAGTTAACAGAACGACCTAAACAAATTATTTGTATTGGAAGCACTATTGATAGAGTCTCAAAAGGAAGTGATTGGATTTATGGTACTGAAAAACATGCATTAAAACAAATGTGCAATGGACTTAGTTTATTAGGAGTATGGAGTGAAATACAATGTAAAGTCACATACATTAGTTTTGGCTCACTTCGCACTCCTAAAGTTACACAAAAACACCCTGATAGGCGACTTATGGATGTTAATAAAGCCGCTACATATATTAAATGGGTATTAGATCAACCCCAAGACATAAGTTTAAATGAACTTAGTATAGACCCAAAGCAGATTTTAGCAGATGACTGATACATTTTGTGCCTTACCTTGGCTACATTTAAGTACTAGACCCGATGGTGCAATGCGAGTTTGTTGTACTGCAAATGCGTCATCTGTAGGTGCAACAAATGAGAAACTGTACGGAGGTAAGCAAGGCGAATTACGTACAGAAGATGGCACTCCAGCAAATTTAAATAATTCTGATTTTTTGTCCTCATGGAATAATACGTATATGAAAAATGTACGTAAGCAAATGATGAACGGGCAAGAACCTCCTAGTTGTCATAAGTGTTATAAAGAAGAACGTGCAGGACATAATTCTAAACGTATGTGGGAAACACGTTATTGGGCAGACTATGGATATACAAAAGAAAAGTTAATAGCAGAAACAAGTGTTGACGGAGAAATAGAACCTAAAGTACGTTATATTGATTTACGTTTAGGTACTAAGTGCCAATTGGCTTGTGTTATGTGTTCACCACACGATTCAAGTGGATGGGTTAAAGAATGGATAGACATACATAACGAATGGACACTACCTGAATTAAAAGAAATTAATCAATGGCACGGTGGCGGTAAAGACGAATGGGGTGCAACATATAATTGGCATAAAGATAATCCTGTATTTTGGGAGCAACTATATAGTCAAATTCCACATATGGAACAGTTATATTTTGCAGGTGGCGAAAGCACTATTATAGACGAGCATTATGAATTACTTGACAAAGTAATAGAAATGGGTTATAATGAAAAGATAGAATTACGATATAATAGTAATGGCATAGAACTTCCTGATCGTTTATTAGAATTATGGACAAAATTTAGAAAAGTTAGATTTCATTATTCAGTAGATGCAATAGGCAAACAAAATGATTTTATACGTTACCCTAGCGAATGGAGTCATACTGAAAAACAATTTTGGCGTTTAAATAACGACACATCAAACAACGTGGAGGTAACTGTTGCATGTGCAGTAAATGCACTCAACATATATTACATTCCTGATTTTTTAAAATGGAAACTTGAACAAGGTTTTACAAAAATTAATATGTGGCCATTTGGGGCAGGTGGTATTAATTATCATTTTGTATATTGGCCTGCTTACCTTAATGTTAAATCACTTCCTATTGGTTTTAAAGAACAATGTGAAGCAAAGTATGAGGAATTTTATCCTTGGTGGGAAAAAAATTGGGAGAAAGGCGTTCCGTCTTGGCATAAAGGAAAAGTAACATACGATAAATGGCGAGAAGCAAGTTACGGTATTAAACGATTACAAGGAATGATTAAGTTTATGAAATCAGAAGATTGGTCTATTCGTGTACCGCAGTTTAAACAGTATATAGATTCCTTAGCAAAACATAGAAAAATGCCATTTAAGGAATACTTTCCGGAGATGCATAGTGCCATCGCAGATCAATGAAACTATATGTATATTGCCATGGGTGCATCATTATATATCACAAAATCATGATGTGCGTCCTTGTTGTACATCATGGGATTTAACGTTAGGCAATATAACTAAAAATACTTTATCATATATTGATAAAGATATTCCGATGCAAAAACTAAGACAAAAAATGCAAGATGGTATAAAGCCTAAAACATGTTTAGAATGTTTTCAACGTGAGAAAAATGGTAATAGAAGTCCACGCCAAGAATTTAATCATCTATATAATGAAGAGCTTGAGGATATTTTAAATAATAAACCTGTAAAGAAAAAATATCTAGAAGTAAATTTTAGTAATTTATGTAATGCTAGATGTAAATCTTGTTCTCCATTAAACAGTACACAATGGTATGAGACTGCTAGAAAATTAAAGGATTGGGAATATTATGATGATCTAGGAAAGTTACCACACAATGTTGATTGGGATAACATAGATATTGATTGGCAAGAATTAGATTTAATAAAAATATTAGGTGGTGAGCCGTTTTTACATCCTGATAATGAAAAAATTATACAACGTATTTTTGATAAAGGACAGCCTGAAAAATGTAGTTTAGAAGTGTTTACTAATGCAAGCATATTTCCAGATAATAATATGATTGAAGCATTAAAAAGATTTAAACGTGTTGAAATAAATTTAAGTATTGACGGACTAAGAGAAACATACGAATATATAAGAACTGGACTAAATTTTAATGAAGTATTAGAAGTAATTGCAAAATGGAATGAAGTAGATATACCTAATAAACGATTAGGATTTCAAATGTTAGTGCAAGTTGATAATATTTTACAAGTAGCAGAATATGATAAATTTTTTAAAGAATTTGTAAACTATAATGGTAACACAGAAAAAAGTTACATGCATTATAATATTTTAACTAATCCAGTATGGCTTCGTCCTAGGAATGCTTCTGATAATGATAAAGCAAAAGCGATTAAATATTTAGAAGCATATATGGAAATTGATGAAGGATTACAAAAAAGAGATTATGCTAAATTCAAAACAATTATAAAAGAATTACAACAACCTGCAGAAGATAGATATAAATTAGAACAATTTAATAAAGTATTCCATGGAACATCCTAAACCAGAAGATGGCAATATAGTAGCAAAACATTTTTGTGCATTGCCGTTTACACAATTTAGTACATTTAATCATGGACGACATAGACTATGTTGTATGGCACAAGAGCCCGAAGTTGATAACCCTACAGATGATTTAGAAACTGTATGGAATGGCGATTATATGAAAAATGTACGTAAACGAATGCATGCCGGAGAAGCATTAAAAGAATGTAGGGATTGTTATGATTTAGAACGTCAAGGCATAATGAGCGATAGGCAATGGGAAAATATCCAAAATAAGGATATAGTTGAAAAGGAAATTGCAACATGGGAACAAAACAATTACAATATAGAGGCACCGATAATATACGATTTGCGTTTAGGCAACAGGTGCAATCTTCAATGCTCTATGTGCAGTGGCATACACAGCCACTTGGTACATGTAGAACGTTCAAAAATGGTAGCCCAAGGTAAAAACTTTTTTAGCGGACATCGTCCTTATGTATATGGCGAAGCATTAACTGGACAAACATATTCTAAAAAAGATGCATTATTAGCAAGTTCAGTTGACTGGAGTTACATATTAAACAATACTGCTAATGTAAAACAAATAAAAATTATAGGCGGCGAACCTACTATTAGCGAAGATTTGTTTGAGTTAATGGACGCCTGTGTAGAACGTAATCATGCAAAAAATATTGAGTTACAATTTTTTACTAATGCCACAAACTTTACAGATACGTTTTTAGATAACTTAACAAAGTTTAAAGGTACTAAAATTACAACAAGTATAGATGGCTGGGGCGAAATGAATGATTATATTCGTTATCCTAGTAAGTGGGATCATATATGGGAAAATTTTACTAAGTTAGTTGATGTAAGTAAAGAACATAAAAAAGTTAAAGTACGACTTAGTACTGTATCACAAATTACTAATATATGGCATTTAAAAAAGTTTTACAAAAATTTATTTGAGTTCCAAGAAAGTACACCAGTAAGAATAGGTTTAAGTTCTAATCAATTAGTAGATCCAGATTATTATAATGTTAGATATGCTCCGCTGTTTATGAAAACGCTTGCAAGATCGGCATTAACAGAATTTTTAAATGATATTAAAAGTTCTTACTGGTATAATGAAACGTTTAAGGAACCTGTAGAAGATATTATTAAATGGATGGAGCCGGAAAATCATATTGAAAACGACGAAGTATTAAAAAAATATATCCATGTTACACAGGATTATGATACGTTTCGTAAAGTAGATATAAGAGAAGTATCACCTGCATTTGATTATATTAAATCATATTGCGGCTTGTAATTTACTAACAAGTTCAGGTAATGTATTACTAGTAGATTTCATTGTTTTTACATCAATATCATTTTCCCACATTTGACATTTTTCGCCCCACACAACAGAATGATTCATTACATTAGAATTAAATATCCAAATAGATTTAGGTGGAAATGTTACAAATGTTACTGGTAAACCAGCATAGTCATTTTCTCCGTTCCATATTACTTCGTTTCTTAATTCAAAAATAAAATCGTGTATGTTCATATCTTTATATCTTGTTTTATCTGCAACACGATCGAATAAAAGATTAATATGTTCACCTATTGCAAGTGTTCTAGGTTTATAACTAAGATTAATTGACATTCGTAATTGATGTTCTGTGCCAGTATGATCACCATCAAGTAAATCTAAATGTTGCCTATTATATACAAGTGTATTATATCGATGACTTAAACATTCCATATCACCTTTATAATTAGGAAATAATTGTTTTTGAAACTCAATCCATGCTTGATGAGTACGCCTGTGCATTTTACGAAAAACATTTGTATCGTTTTCATCTAAATCTAAATCACGAAATAATCTATGACGTTCGGACCAATCTTCCTTTAATACTTCACGTGGAAACATTGGCGGTTCCCATCTGTTATTTTTAGTAGTATATGTAGGAATTTTATCCATCCAATAGTCGTAAGGAAAATCAGGAATGTTAACGCCATCTAAAACTATAAAATCATTACGTTCAAAAGGCTCAGTTAAGTCTTTTACTTCGTTAACTGTAATAATATTAAAGCCTCGATACTCCGGGGCAACTGCTAGTAATGTATTTTTCATGATGATAAATATTTGTGGTTCAACTCTATTTATTAATCAATTATGAAAGAATATTTTAAAGACGACAAACTTACTGTCGCCTGTGTTGGTACTCAGCATACATATGGCATGAGTTACCCAGACGGAGAGTACCCTTATGAAAAAACGTGGCCTGGTAAACTAGCAGAAAAGACAGGGTATAATGTTTTAAACTTTGGTGTTACAGGTTCGAGTATTACTCCGTTTGGTGAACGTATACTAAGAATTCAAGATATGTATAGACCAGATGTATGGATACTAGAAATACCTATGGGCGAAAAAGTAACAATAGGATACGAAGAGCCTGATGAAATAGAGAAAGATAGTCAGTTATTCACACATACACGAGTACAAGGTCCAGATTGGGAATTAGGATCTAATAGTAAAGATTGTAGAATTAATTTTGGGCGGGGCGAATTAGAAAGCCAAGAAGATATACAATATCTTCAAGAAGAAAAGTTTAATTTAATTACTAGTAAATGGAAATCAATAACACAAGAAGATTTGATGGGCTGGGCAAAAATATTTGCATGGCAAGTAGATAGGAATATGCATCATATAAGATACACACAAGAAGTATTCTGTATACAATGTATAATGGAATCTTTTGATAAACCATTTATGATGTTTCAATGGAATTGGAACATGTTTAAATCTCCATTTGTAGAATTATTAAATAAAGAATATTGGTTAGACAAATCATATTCTGGTAATTTAAAACGAACACTAAAAAAAAGTAGGCCTGATTTTTGGGCAGATAGTCAACATCTAAACGAAAAGGGCATGGACTATATAGCAACGCAAATTTATGACGATCTTGACAGAATTATGGCAAAAAAATAAAGTATACACAGAACCATTTAAACATGTAATTATTAATAATATTTTTCCCGAAGACATTTTAAATGACATTTTAAAAAACTTGCCTAACCATAAGTTAGAACCAGTTATGTCGCACTACCCGTATGGCAAAGTATATGCTATGGGTGCAGATGATTGTGTTAGTAATAAATTTTGGTCAAATGTACACAGGTTTTTTAATAGTACTGATGTATTAGAATTTGTTGAAGATAAGTTTAATTTAGATTTTAAACTTAAAGAAGCAAATTTAAGTATACACTATGATTATGAAGGAGAACAATTAGGCCCTCATATTGATCAGTTATACACTTTAATAATTTTTTTAGATAAAATTAACAATCCACAAGAATCCGGAACTGAATACTACATAAGACAACCCAGTAATTATGCAGATAATAAAATTGCTAAGTGGAGTAATTTTTCAGTGTTTAAAACAATACCTGCAATTCAAAATACTGGACATTTATTTGCACCATCAGAAAATTCATGGCACGGATTTTATAATTTAAATGAAACAAGATCATGCTTAGTAATGAGGTTTAAATGAAAACAAATTGTTACACAGAATGGAGTAAATTGCGTGAAGTTTTTGTAGGATCTACATATCCTGCAGATGCCTTTGATTACCATAAAGACCCTGAGTTTCGTGATAATATGAAACGTATATTAACCGAAACGCAAGAAGATTTAGATGCGTTAGCAGAAATGCTATCAAAAGAGTTTGATGTTACAGTACATAGGCCTGATACTACTCTTTTTAAAGTAGGACAAGAACACACTAATGGACATTTTAATTTTTCTTATCCTAATCATCCATTAATGCCTAGAGATACTGTTGGTGCATTTGGCGATACAATAGTGCAAACATATACAAATACAGATAGTAGATATTTTGAAAATAATTGTTGGTACAGTCATTGTAAAAATTATTTCGATCAAGGTAGCAAATGGATTAGTTTACCTGCACCACATATAATACCTGGAAAGCAATATAAAGAGGAAGGTGTTGCTCACCAAGTATTTCAGCATACTGCTAATTTTATTAAGTGTGGTACTGATATATTTTATAGTTTACCAGGCGATATTGATGTTAATAAAGGTAAAGGTACGTCAGCAGGTTTATTCTGGTTTCAACGACATTTATCTAACTTTGAATTTACTGCGGTAAATGTTGGCGGGCATGTTGATGGAAAAATTGCTTTATTACGTCCAGGTTTATTAATGACATGGAATAAAAATTGGGTACCTGAAAAGTTACAATCGTGGGAAATAATTGAAATAGAAGATAATTCAGATTTTCCTGAAGATTTTGTTAAAACAAAAAAGAAACGTTACTACGGAGACTATGTTAAAAAGTATCTTACTAATTGGATAGGATTTGCAGATGAATCTGTATTTGATGTAAATGTTTTAAGTGTAGACGAGCAACGTGTAATTGTTACAGGCAACGATCCTAAGATATTAAGGCAATTAGAAAGTTACGGACTTACACCTATATATTGGAAATTTAGACATCAATATTTTTGGGATGGTGGCATACATTGTGTTACTGCTGATATGGTACGAGATGGAGAACCGGAAACATATTGCTAAAGAAACTATATTAATTTTAGGACCACAAGGAATTGGCAATGAATGTATGGCCAACATGCTTGATGCACATCCTGAATTACATGTTCCGGGTAGAGCAGGAGGACAATCTGAAACAGGCAAGTTTCATTTTGGTTACGGATATGAAATAGGCGAAGTTAATTTACGATGGGAACCTCCAAGACTTCCAGCTGGCGAACATGCAAGACAAGTGCAACATGAAGTAGACATGGCTAGCCAACAAATTATACATAGAACTTCAGATCCACCATTAATTATAGGAAGCCATCAGTTTTGGCCTTATACCGCAGATATTTTTACAAACTTAAAAATTATTGTTATAATGCCTAGGTATTCATCAACAAACGAAAAACATTTACTAGAAAATTACATAGCAAAAAATTATGAAAGAGATAAAGACATATTAAGTGTACAAGGATTAATAACAGGATTTAGTCCATTTATGAATGGAATTAGAAAATTCTATGAAGATGCTTTACCGTTTTTACATTGTTATGATACTTGCATTGTAATGTTTGAAGATATTTTTTTAGGGCGACATTATTACGAATACAAGGCAATAGCTAACTTTTTAAACCTAGAAGAACGCCCGGACATATATTTTAAATATCACAAGTTGTTTACAAATTATGGAGAATAAACAATTTTATCATAACGAATCAATACCTTTATGTCTTGCTCCGTGGCATGCTCTAACTGTTAATTGGAACGGAAATATAAAGCCTGATGTACATGCTAAAATGGTATTGGGCAATATTAAAGAAGATTCATTAGATGATATTTACAAGTCTAAAAAGTTTATTGATTTAACTAATAAGATGAAGCAACGTGAGTGGCCCGAAGGCTGCCAGAGATGCAAAGATAAAGAAAGTATTAGTGGCAGAAGTAGACGTACATATTTTTGGGATACATTACCGTTAGACTTGCGAACAAACATATCATTTAAAAATAAGTTATCATATTTAGATATTAACACAAGCAATAAATGTAATTTAAAATGCATACATTGTAATGGCGAAGTCAGCACAAGTTGGATTAAGGATGAAAAAAAGTTAAACAGAGAACATGTACACCAAAAAGAAGTACGTTATCAAAAGTTAACAGAAGAAGATATTGATAGGTTATTTAATTGTGATGCAATTAAAGGAATAGATACTATTGCATTACGTGGAGGAGAACCATTAGATGAGCCCAACAACATTTACATTATACAAAAGTTAGAGCAACTAGGTATTATAGGAAATGTAGTTTTAGATATATCTACTAATTTAACTATATTAAATGATAAAATACTTAATCTGTTTAGCAAGTTTAAACGTGTATTAATGTATGTTAGTTTAGAAGGTGTACACGAACGTTATGAGTATATACGTGGAGGTAAAAATTTTACATTTGCTGATTTAGAAAATAACATAAAAATAATTAAACAACTTAATAATGTAGAAATTTGTTATGCAGTTACATTAATGAATTTGAACATTACTACTATACCCGAAATACATGAGTGGCTTACTACACAAGATTTATCACGTTCATTAGTAAGTTTTTCTAATGTAGTTGCAAGACCAGAATATTTAAGGGCAGATATTTTACCAAATAACTTAAAAAAACAAACATTAGAAAAAATACAAAATATACCTAAGGAATTAACGTGGCCTAAGGATAGTATTGATATTGGAGCAGGTGGATTATACGATACGGGCATGTCCGACATTATAAATATTTTAAACAAAGATTCCGAAAACCCACCTTTGTTAAAACAGTTAACACAATATTTAAATAGTTTGGACAAATTACGTAATACAAACTGGAAACAAACATTCCCGGAGTTTACATGAAAACTAAAACAGGTGATCCTCAATTTAAATTTGAAAAAGGCGGAAATAGTGTATGGCATAATCCGTTTATGGAATTTATTGAAAAGGAAGAAATTTTACAAAAGTACCTCGATGGATTTCCAATGATTCAAGACGAATTCTTAGAATTATATCCTGAATGGATTAATACAAGTAAAAAGAATTCAGTCGTAGGAATGAATAATTTTAAGTATAAAGCAATTAGTGTAGGTTGCACACAAGCATTAGATTGGTTTCATTTATATGCGGCACAAAATGGTCTTATATTAAAATTATTTAGAGGCGAATATCCATATAATAGAGATATCGGATTATTTAATTATCAAAAACAAATGATTAATGAATATGAAGAATTAAAAGAAGGCGATGCACTTATATTAAGTTATCCATTTAGTGGTCATGGTAATAAACATGAACAATATGAATATGTAATGGAACATTGTACTAATTTAAACATTCCTGTATTAATAGATTGTGCATGGTTAGGTAGTGCAAAGGATATGCATATTATGTTAGATTATGATTGCATATACGGTGTTGCATTTAGTTTGAGTAAATCATTAAGTTGCGGTAATTGGCGATCTGGTATGTTTTTAACAAATGACGAAAGATGTAGTATGGTATTATGTACAGAATGGAATCACCAAGTACATTTGAATACATGGATATGTTATAATTTAATACAAAATTTTGGACCTGATTCATTGCAAGAAACATTTAATAAGTATCAACAAAAAGTTTGTAGAGATTATAAATTAATACCAACTAATACTGTACACATTTGTTTATCATACGATGAAAAGTGGAAAGACTATCATAGAGATTTTAGTAAGTATTACAGAATTAATATTAGAAAGCCATTAAAACTTTACAGAAAGCAAAAGATTGAATGAAATATGCTTGCCGTTATCCATTAAAGGCTGTTCATATATTTCCTAATACAAAGGACACTCCATGTTGTCGCTTTCATCAAATGTATCTTAAAGATAACGATGTAAGCACTATACAAAATTATGATAATATGTTTTCTTCTATAAGAAATAACATGTTAACATCACCAATACATGGTTGTGAAAAATGCTATGAGCAAGACGGACGAGGTATTGACAGTATGCGAGCAGAAAGTTATAGACTGTTTGATAACGATGATGTAGCATTAGAATGTATCGAAATATCAGTAGGACGTTTATGTAATTTAGCATGTGTATCTTGTGGAATTGATTCTAGCACAACATGGGAAGAAGATTCTTATGTGTGGAACGATACACCAACGCCAAAGGAAACAGAAGTACACATTCCTTTAAATAAAGACATATACAAAGATTTAAAAATTTTAAAAATTACTGGTGGTGAACCTTTTTTACATATTAAGTTTTTAAAGTTTCTTAAGTTTTTAGTAGATAGTGATTTGGCAAAAAATATTGAACTGGAAATTTTTACTAATACGACTTTTTATCCTACTAAGTTGGATGTTGATAATTTACTATGTTTTAAATCTGTTACTTTAAGTTGCAGTATTGATGGTATAGGCGAAGTTAATGAATTCCTACGATATCCAAGCAAATGGAAAGCAACAGAAGAAATATTTATTAAATGGAAAACATTAGCAGAAGCAAACAAAAATTTTAATATTAATGTTGCATGTACTGTTGGTTGGTTAAATCTTTTATATGTTAAAGAATTATTACATTGGGCTAGAATACATCACGATACTCCAATGATTTTACAATTTATTGATGGTCCTTCGTGGCTTAGTATAAACTGTTTACCATCAAATTACAAGAAAAAAATACGTTATGCTCTTGATTTACAATTTGATGAGTTCTATCATAAGCGACAAAAGTACGATAACATTTATAATCAATTAAAAGCAAAACTAGATTCGCCAGGTAATGTAGATGATTACGAACTTGGTGTTGAAAAATTACAAACATTAATGGCACATAGACAGCAAGACTTTAGTGCTTTTAACAAGCATTTTGAATTGATTGCATTATGAAATCTATTTCACATTTAAAAGATTCAAATACATTTTGCTTATTACCTTTTATGCACACATATGGAAGTGCTAATGGTAATCTTGTATTATGTTGTGAAGCACAAGAATATGAATGCGGAAAAGGTGGTAAAACACTTGACAGTAAATGGAATAGTAAAGAATATAAAGAAGTACGTCAAGCCTTAGTAGAAGGTAGAAAGCACGAAGCATGCCATGTATGTTGGCACAACGAAGATAATGGAATAGAAAGCAATAGACAATTACACACAGAACAACATTGGGATGAGTTTTCGCAATTAATAAAATTAAATGATGATTATTCAGTTAGTAATCAACCCGTATGGTTTGAATTAAAAATAGGAAACTTTTGTAACCTTGCTTGTAGAATGTGTAGCACACATAGTAGTTATAAGCGAGCCCAAGATATTGATATTATAGGTAAGTATAGCGGATTTGATAATCAAGAAACAAAACTTGTAACACCTGATAATTTGTTTTCAATACTGCAAAGTGATGTAGACTGGACTCAAGTAGAACGATTACAGTTTACAGGCGGTGAGCCTATAATAAATGAAATGCATTACGATTTATTGTATAGCATACCTAAAGAATATAGGCATTTAATTCGTTTGCGTTATGCAACAAATTTAACACATTTAAAGTATAAACAACACGACTTAATAGATATATGGAGGCAATTTAAACATGTTAATGTTAAAGTCAGTATGGATGGCGCCGGCGATGTTTATAATTATATACGTATTGGTGCTAATTTTGATACTGTCGCAAACAACATGAATAAATTAAAAAATGTTGATAACGTAGACATAGCAGTTGGTTTAACAATACAAGCATATAATGTATTTGCATTACCTGAGTTTTTTGATTGGATAAATAGAACTGGAATTAACTTTAGTTTTGTTGGATCCTTTTTACTACAAACTCCAAAGTACCTTAATATATCAGTATTACCACAACATTTAAAAGATCAAATTTGCGATAAACTTAGCAAGTATGATGGAAAAGTCAACATACATAGACACGATAATTTTGATACTATCATAGAGTATATGCAAAAAAATAATAACGAAAAACTCTATTGGAAGAAAACTATGCCATACACAAAAGATATGGAAAATAGACATCCAGATAGTATAACATTTAGTAACCTACTTAAAACACATGGAATTAGTATATAACCCAATTGAAATTGGTATTAAAAATATGAACCATAAGTTTATAAACTTTTTGGTTTACCCTGATTGGAATTCACGAAGGCACAATCGCAAACATTTGCCTTTATTTGAAAAATTATTAGAGCTAACACATTGGGGCTCCTCTGATATATTTTATGCCATGAATCATGCATTTCTACCAGAAATGTGGATACCACAAGCCATAATACAAGCAAATAGATTAGGTATGGAAATAGTTAACATATTCTATATAGGTACTTCAATTACTGATAGTGAAGTAGATTTTATAGATAAAGTTACAGACTACCATGCAAGTGCAAAAAAAGAATTACTTACAACTAATGATAGATTTGTATTAGCAGGAGAAATAGATCAAAGTCAAATATATCCTCGATTTAAAAGAAGTTACATGTTAGTTAATATTGATAATTATATTCAACATGGTTGTCCTAGATTTATTATAGAACCTGAATTACATTATACATATTGTTGTACACACTACAATGATTTTGAACGTAACTGTATTGAAGGATTATGGCCTGATACTGAAAAAATGGGCAAGCAAATACCTCCTCCGAGTCTAGAATGGAGTGCTCCTGCAATATCTACTGTTTTATCATGGGGAACACCGGTACTACAATTACCAGAAACAATAACAAAAGAACTTCATACTGTTCCGTGGGATGAAGATAGAGATTACTGGCAAGATATATATTGTAATAATCCACATAAGTTAAAAGAATTATGTTATGAATATGAAATGGATCCTCAGTACGAAAAAATTCGTAGTAAGCACGAACTTAATAAAATTATTCCACCAGAATACGGAGGTAAGGCTGTTCCGTTTATTTTAAACACAGAAGATTATATTGAAGAAAAAAGACTAGCAGATGATTATAAATTAACAAATGTAGTAACTATTGCGGCAGGATTTAAATTTATAAATTTAATAGATGTATTAGAACATACCGATGATTGTAAAATTATATTTTATGATTATAACATACAAACATTAAATCTTAAAAAACATATCATAAAAAATTGGGATGGTAAGAGTGATTTAAAAGAATTTTTAAGAAAAGACTATCCTAAATTAATTGAAGAATACTGGAATGATTACGCATGGTTTAGAGATCAACGTGATCTTCCAAAATTGCAATCACTATTTTTAAAATCTAGAGAATGGAATAATGAATATCATAACATTGATATTTTACATGATTTGGATAATTTTTTAAGTATAATACCAGACAAGGAAGGTACTGTTGTTTTTATAAGTAACATATTTGATTTTGTTCAAAATTGGATTTTAGGATCATTAGCATTACATGAAAAATGGATTAAATTTGTAAGACACTTACAAGCATATGAAAATGATATATTAGTAATTGGAGCAGATCCTTTACGTAATACAATATTTGATTTTGCTAAAAATATCCACTCAATGAGACCTAGCAAGTTGCATACATGGGAGTCATAATGAAACATCCTTATTTTGTACCAGATACAGTCCAAGAAGATAAAACAGAAGATGTCGATGATATGGTACGATTTATATCAGGGCATGAACTATTTAATAATAAAATGTATTATGATACATTGTATAATGTATTAACAGAATATGAGAAAACTAAGGATATTGATACTATTATAATGAGTTGGTTGCCTTTTTTAAAAATAAAAACTCCTATACCACATGAAGAAATGTTTGATGAGGCAAAACGATTATTACCATTTTTTGTTAATCATAGAGGAGATGCATACAACTGGAAAAGTTTATGCTTATGGGGACTAAGTCATGCACACACAGGTGTTCCTGAAGATTACGGCATGGAAGAAACCGAAGAACTAGAAGAACAATATATGGATTGGACAGATATGTCTAAGTTTTGTCCTGCTACTAAAAATTGGTTAGAAAATGATTTTGGTTTTAATAGTTTTACTAGAGTGCGTTTTATGTTAATTGAGCCAGGAGGTTACATTAAACCACATAGTGATACAGATCATTCAGAGTTAATCGCAATTAACATTGCGTTAAACATGCCAAAAAAATGTTATTTTATAGTAGACAAATATGGATGTTTACCTTTAAATGCAGGAGATATATTTTTGTTTAATAATTCATACACACATGCAGTATGGAATCAATCCAACGAACCGCGAATACATATGATAGTTTATGGTGGCAGAGACTGGAATTGGTGGGAGAAAAAAATAGTAGAAAATTTAAAAAATGTCACTAAGTTATAGCATTAATAATATAGATTTTACTAATCCTGAACATAAAACTTGGGCAATATTTGCAAAAAGATTGCATCAAGATATAAAGTTTGATAGTGATGCAGATATAGTGTTAGAACCAGGACAATTTGTAGATAGTCATAAAATATATGATTTACGTGATCAAAACTCGCATGTTTTTAAAACATGGTATAAAGAATGGGCTAACTTAGAAAATACTGTTTGGCTATGGCATTCGGATGAATTAAGTATACCAGATTTATATTTAGATACAAAGTTTGATACAATAGTTGCACCCGGTAGTGGGTTTTATGCATATGAAACTTGGTGTAAATTAGGCAGGCCTAATGCTAGAATTGTAATTTACGATTACAATCCACATGCAATTAAATTTCAAAAAGAATTACATGAGTATTTTGATGGAATTGATTATCCGGCTTATCTTGGCGAATATATGGATCTAAATAAAGAATTATATGCTCCACCAAATACTGATAATAAAGTGTTTAATGAAGAGCATTGGAAAGAATATTTAAAACTAGATCATTGGATTATGCAAACAGATTTACTGCACGATAATATTATTTTTTCATATCCAAAGGGTAAAACATTTTTTAGTGTTTCTGATATATTTGATTACCCAGAATTATTATTAAAATATGGATATGAAAAACTTAAAAAATATTATCTTGATTTTTTAAAATTTGGGCAAATAAATATAGGAAAGACTATTATATATTTTGAAAAACCTAACAATGCATATGTCGATAATAGTTTTAAAGAACATCCGTGGCACGAGTATTTAAAATTTAAAATACCAAAAGATACTATGTTGTATCTGTACGGAACAAGGTTTGAATTACGCCTATAAATATAGTATAATGAGAGATTCAAATGGCAGAAAATAATAATAAAGATTTAATACGACTCTTTCCTGATAGACATAGCACTGATAAAAGATATATGTTTGCCTTATGGGACAGACGGATTGGTTCGCCTAACTATAATGATGGAGACAAGGCAACGGATGGAATATCCAGTGTATTTGCTAAATTAGCATATGCAGAATTTGCAAAATTATCAGGCAAAAAAATAATTGCTAGTGAAATAGCAAAAATATTCATAGAAGCAACTCAAAGCAATAAAGAATATCTTATAGTAATACCTACAACGGTGACAATTATTAATGCTAAAAAAATGCAGGATAATATTGATGCTTTTATTGATGCAGATAATGATTGGATGGTTGCAGGACATTTAGGCGAACAAAGCATTCAGGCGTTTGTATATAATCAAAAAACATATTGGCGTAGTTTAGATGGTGAAGAACGCGAAGAAGATCCAATGATTAATATACAGGAGAGGTTTGGATATTTGTATGAAAATCCATTTATTATTAACATAGCAAAATATAAGTTACATGGAACATACGAATTTGGTGAACGATCAAGTTTAATGACTTCTCTCATAAAACAAAAAATAAACGACAATGTAATGACCGGGCATCCTGATAAAATAGAACAAGACACAGCCGAAGACCAGCAATATCAGTTTTGGGCAGATATATATGATTTACCAGTAGATGTACACGGATGGTCGTTAATACATAATTGCGTACAAACAGATCAGAAAGTAATATCGTTAACGACTAATATTAGATCAGCATATTATAGTTCATATTGGCCAGTACACGACTCTTTTATACATGATATAAACAGTAAAGCACAAGCAAGTACTGAAGCAATGCGATCTATACTTTCAATGGATAACAGAAAAGCATGGTTAGCAGAAACCAAAACCCAAGCAATGTCAAAAGATCCAATAGATGCTTGTAGTGATGACCAACAAGAATATTTAGGCATACTTCACGATTATGCAAACATGAAAGAAAATTGGGGAATAGGTAGTTTAAAACCGCAATGGAGTGGCGGAACCGATACTGCAATGTTAGGTACAGACGAGTTTACTGCTATCTCTAATTTACAACAACTTGTTGATTTGCCTAAATTTGATAGAATAATATCCGTAGCAAATGGTTTAAATGTTTGTCGTTTTATGGACAATTTAGATTTTACTAATGTTAAAGAAATATTTTGGATTAGTGGATCTCATAAAGCAATGGATTTTCAACGACAATTAGTAGCAGAAATACAAAGTAGAGTAAAAGCAGATACTCTTAGCGATTTTAATTATGGTACTTTTTATAATACATGGTTAGGAAACAATTCTAGTTGGATAGGCGATTATGCAGGTGTACAAGACATATTAGATGATACACTTAATATGTCTGAATCATATGTTAATGACTCTAACCTTGCCGTAATAGGCGATGCTAATATATCACATAAATTTGTTAGTTTTTCGTATTCGCCAATGAATCTTGCTCCAATGTTAAAACTAATGTTTAAAGAAAATTCATCATTAGAAAATGTGTTTATAGATTTTGACGACATGTTTATTAGTCCATATTATATGTTATCTTGTGTTAAAACACAACCTGATTATCTTCAAGGAAAAAACGATAATACTCGTCGAGATAATGATTTAGATCAAGGTAATAGATATAGACCAGAAATAGAATTTAATGATGTAATATACTATCTTGGACAACAGGCTAACAGAAAAAGATTTGATGTTGAAAAAGATTTTACAATCTATCTACATTGTTTTTGGCCTGGTACATATACCGGTATTAACACTCAACTTTACTGATGATAGAATACTCACATTTTGATAATTTAACAACCGGTATCTTTGAAGATACCGACACAGTACAAGTTATAGACATTCCTAGATTACATTTATACCAAGATAGACTTAAACGTGTAGAAGATACATGGAGGCAGTTTTCTTGGAATAAATGTGTATCAATTGGCGAAGATGAGCCACATATACATGAGTGGGTGTTTCCAAAAAACAAATTGTTTACTGGAGTGCAATATTCAAATGATGTTGTAGGTTATGATATAGATTATTACGAACCTGAAACAGATGACGGCGACCCTAGTGGAAAAAAGGTTACCAGAGAAAAAATATATTGTTATGAGTGGACACATAGACGCTTTGGAAAACATTTACCTTGGGCAAGATACTGGTACGATTTAGTTAATGATTTAGAATGTGTAGTTGAAAAATTATTGCCAGCATTTGATTTACCGGAAGATTCATATACACAACGTCAATTAAACATTATAAAATATGAATGCAAAGAAGCAAGTAACAACGAAGAACTTAAAATACATAGACGTGAAAGCAGTGATAGATTTGGCGTAGATCATATTGATGGTACGTTATTTGGATTGCACTTAGGAGAATCGCATCCTGAAATACATGCAAAACCAGACGGAGCAGATGAATATGTTAAACCAGATTTAACAGGAAATAAAGTACTTTTATTAGTAGGAGAACATGCCGCTGATCTTAAAAACGGCCGTGGAACAGATCATAGATTATTTTACAACGGCGATTATCTAACAACATCTCGTTATTCATTAATATTAGATATTACATTACGTTTTAAAGATGAAGAAGAACTAGAGCATCCTATGTAAAATGTTAGAATCAGACAAAATTATAATAGACCCTACAAAATCAAGACAAAAAATGCCTAGAGAATATGCTATTCCTAGACGTGCTAGATTAATAGATCAAATAAGTTGGATTTATAGTGAATACATTTCTGGTACTGCTGGAGATTTTTTCAGCCAATTTACTGCTGGAAGTAGTCCAAATATAATAGCATTTAATAAAATTTTACAACAAGATTTACCTGCTGAACATGCTTTGTTTGCAACTAACGTAGAACTCGCAACTGTTAGAGGTGTTAATTTTAGTTCAAAAAATGTTATTGAAGCATGTTTATTTGATCAAGTAGCAAGTTTAAAAAATGTACTAGAAGGTTTATTAATTTATCAGTTATCTAAAAAGCGTGACGGTAATTGGACAAGAGATTATTTAGAAGGATACTTACAACTAAAGAAAGGATTTTTTACAACCCATCCACATGAATGCACTGGTTATAAAACAAACATAACAAGATTAAAACAGGAATTAGGAAGTGATAAATTAACATCTATTGCAGTAGTACCATCTACATTTGAAAGTTTTTATTTTATGTGTAGTTATAGAGTATTAGGAAAGTCTATAGATAAAGAACATCAAAATACTGAAAGATTAAACGAAATTGCTAGAACTAATACTCGATCTTTATTAGAAGAATTTGCCTCATGGTTACAAGATATAAAGCATAGAAAAGATATTATATTTGTTGATCATATTAATGGTATTGTAAACAATAAAGACAACTTTATTAATAAAATGGAAGACATTTTTGGCATGATTGATAGAGAATATTCTGACTATGTGATAAATTCCTATATAGAAAAACGATTTAATAATAATTTAGATCGCATGGACAAATGGAAAGCAATTATGGAAAGAGAGTGGTTATCTAGCGAATATGCAGTAGATATTTTAAAGGAGCTAAGTATTATATGAGCCTAAGTAAAAGTGGTTACGATTTTACAAAAATACCATTTGATGATTTAGTACGAGTGGGCCAACGTAATATGTTATATAGAGACTTGTTTACAGTCTCATGGTTACTTGGCAGATTTTGTAATTATAAATGTTCATATTGTTGGACCCATGGACGGAGTGATGAGCATGATCATAGACCAACTGAGATGTGTCTTAGAACCATCGACGAAATTAAACGACAAGCCCGAGAGCGTGGTTTTAATAGTTTTCATTTTAGCCTCTCTGGGGGTGAGCCTACATTGCATCCTGGTTACCTTGATATATTACGGCACCTTAATGATGACGTAGGTAATACAAATTACACAAGTGTACACATGACTTCAAACTGCTCGCAAGGGATGAAGTGGTTTGAGGAGTATGTTCGTGCGGTCAGTAACTTCCATAGAGCAAGTATAACATGCAGTTATCACAGAGAATATATTAAAAATACTAAAAAACAAAATCAACTATCTGATAAATTAGAACTTTGTCAAGAATGGGATGTCCAAATTACAATAAATGTTGTAATGGTACCTGAGTGGTTTTGGCAAATAATGGACGAAGTACAACTGTTTCATGAACGTGGAATCAATGTTACACTTAAACCACAAAGCAATCCTAATGCAACATTTGTTGTAGAAGGGTATACAGACGAAATGCTAGAAATGTTACATAATGGAATGCCTCAACGTGGGTTTACAGAAGCAAAAAATAAACATGTTACACGACCTAAACCCACATTTATAAAAGCACCAGATCCTATATACTGGGAAGAAAACGATGGCGTTCCACAACATTTTCAAGTAGAATTTAAAGATAGTAAGAATAAGCCATGGTTTATGGATCAAGCAGAACGTTTTAATGCATTTAATTTTAACAACTTTTTAGGATGGGAATGTAGTAGTGGTTATAGAAGCATTATTATACGTGAGCCTGACGGAAGTATTAAACGAAGTTATAGTTGTGCTGATGAACCATTAGGTTATATATACGATGAATTTAATTTATTTGACGGGCCTAAGCCTTGTTTGAGCAAAAGTTGTGTTAGTTCTGCAGATAGTAAAATACCTAAGCGTAAACCAGGAACTAAATTACCTTTGTGGCCAGGAGATAAAACATATGAGCTTCCATCTGTTTAATACTTTAACGGCATATGGAGATCAATACGCCTTAAGGTTACGTGTAGAATTAGCTGATGTACTATTAGAATTAGATAATTATAAAAATAGTTGGACACCATATAACCCAAGAAAAAAGATTAATAGATGGGGGTTAAGTTTAACAAATTTAGATGGAAAACTAGGACCAGGTCCTGACTTAGATAGTTTACGAGAATACAACGCAGAACACAATACAAAAATTAGAGAAAAAGACTTTATAGTACCTACTCCAGTATATGATATTTTTAGTGATGTTCTTGCTCCAATTTCACAATGGTTAGTGCGATGTCATTTATTACAATTAAGACCTGGCGGATATTTTCCAACACACATTGATAATTATGGTACTGATATTGAATCGTTTAGGTTGCTTATACCTTTAGAAAATATGAATCCAGATCATAGTTGGTTTATAATTGAAAATAAAATTTTATACTGGGAATATGGTGATATGTATTTTTTGAATACTTGCAAACAACATACATTGTTTAATGCTGGATTTAAAAATATGACTATGGTTGTTTTAAATGTTTTATTAGAAAAAGAAGTAGTAGATTATATATTAAGTTCAAAGGTTATGTATTGATGTATTGGGAAGAATTACCATATAAAATAGATGTAGATAAAATACAAGAAACATGGAAAGCAATACGACTTAAATCGGCCTTAAAAAAGACACGAAGAGGGTTAAATACTACTGAGGGAGAACAAATCCAGTGGACAGATACAGCCCCTACTTTGCAAACTGCATTACAGTATAGTCAATATTCGGAAAACAAATATTTAGATCCTTGTCGTATAGCAATTAAAGATACCGATTTTAAGGATATATTAGATTTTTATAAAGACACATATTTTGAAGAACTGATACAGGAGTTTAGCCTAGTAAGAACTAGGCTATGTTTATTACAACCAAAATCAACATACAGTATTCATAACGACCCTACGTGGAGAATACAAATTCCTGTGCTAACAAATAAAGATAATTACTTTATTTGGTTTGGTGATAAAATAGAAGTAAAGCATTTAGAATTGGGAAAAGCATACAAAGTTAACACAACAATTAATCATACTTTTGCCAACTTTTCTGACGAAGAAAGAATACATCTGTTAGGAGTCCAACATGACAAATCTTGAAATATCCAAAATAGTACGTAGATGTCAACGTAACTGGGATCACTCAAAAAGTATACCAGATGAACATGTAAAAGAATTGTTACATATAGCAAAACATGCACCTAGTAAACAAGACGAGGGTTATTACGATATTGCAGTTATACAATCAAGAAAAATAATTGAACAAATTTATCAACACACAGACGGATTTACGGTTCTTAATCCAGCAACAGGAAAATGGGATATAACATGGCTAAATGCACAGGCAAATGCTAATGTATTGTTTATTTGGCATCCTAAAGAACCTGACGCAAAAAATAATAGAAATTTTTGGAATAAAACAACAGGGCTAATACGGGACGGATATGAGGCAGAACGATTAGGACAAGCAAAACCAAATAATTCATTTAGTAGAGTTGTAGAAAATGCATATTGTGCTATGGGTTGTAGTATGGGTATTACTGCATGGGCGGCCGCCGAAATGGGTTATGTAACTGGTTTTAATAAAAATATTGATATGGATGAGGTTGTAAAAATTACAGGAATGTCATACCCGAGGTTTAGTTTAGGAATAGGTTTTCCTAAGTTATCTGAGGATAAATGGTATGTATCAAATGAAGGTAACGAGTATACTCGGCATTCATTAAAAGAAAAACAAGTAACAGTAAAGTATTTTTAAGGAAGAATAGTGAAAATTGAAAAGCATAGTTTCCCGTGGGATCATTGGACAATCAAAAATTCTTTGTCGCCAGAAACGGCTAGACGATGTTTTAATGCATGTACTGCAAATAGAGGAGCAGTTTACCGCTACGGCAAACGATCTGGGCAAACATATGAAAAACGTACTTTTTTAGAAAGTATGTGGTGGCAAAAGGAATTGGATGCAACGTGGCTCAACCCAACACTTTTGCCTTATATAAAAGAAAATTGTAGCAAGCATTATAAATTTCAGGAAGGAGATAGATGGAGATTAGAATTTACTGCCGATCCTCCAGGCTTTCATTTAGATATGCATCCTGATATTAAAGAGAAAAAACTGTCATTAATGGTGTACTTAGGACAAGAAACAAACGAAGGAACAACGTTATATGATGGTAAAGGAAAAACAAAACATGTACCAAGTGGGTTTAATACAGGCATGTTCTTTTTTCCAGATACACATACATTACATGGGTTCCCTAAGGAACGAGCAGTACCTAGATATAGATATGCCATTATCTTAAATATAGTTGATAAGAACTTTTCAGAAGAACCCACCTGGCCCGTAACTTTTTAATGGAATTTATAGATAATAAAGCTCGCATTTTTGAAGTAACTAAAACAAAACATGATGTGTTATTTTGGTATAATACAGATTCGTTTAATAACGAAGCATGGATACCGGAAGACGATAATGCACCAAGTATTTGGGCAGATGCATTATTAAATGCCTGTCGTGAAAAGAAACCTCCACGATTTCAAGGTAATTGGGCATACGTTTATATTTGTAAAGATTATTGGTTAGCCGCAGTTGATCATTATGCAAGTATAAATTTATTCTTTAGTGAAAAAATTATAACACATAATTGGAATCTTATTAAACAAAAGCCTAACGATAATATAGGTATAGAACAACAACGTGTATTACGTAGAATGCTTGTTGGTTCACGTACAACTGTTAAAAATGTAAAAAGAATTCCGCCAGGATGTTATGCAATAAATGGCGAGATACATGAGTATGCTAATTTTAGAGAACTTAGTTTTCCAGATTCAAAACAGGTAGTAAAAAGTTTTGATAGGCTTACTAATCATATAAAAGGTCTAGTTTTATATAGTGGCGGTACTGATAGTTATATGTTAGCATGTCAAGGACAGGATAAACATCGTTATATTACAATAACAAGTCCAAATATAAAATATAATTTTCAAATACCTAAACCGGGAATTGTAACAAAAGAATATGAAGTAGAACCTGAAATTAGTTGGAGCGACGACTTTATGACAGAACCAACTATGAATTATAAAATACAAACATTAGAAAAAGCAGGTGAAAATCGTTTTGGACAATATGTATTAACAGGCGAAACAGGTAATGCTCCTTTGATGGCCACACATTTAGTTCATGCATATGTAAATGATCCTTCTATAAGTTTACAACGATATGCTGATAGTGCTATACGTTTATTAAGGCACGATACACATACTTGGAATGTAGGCGAACAAGATGATACTTTAGAAAATGATTATCCAGACGGCTATAAAGAAATTAGCGAACATTTTATAAACAAGTTAAAAGATACACGTTACGACATGTTAAGAAAATTAGTTACTATATATGGAGAAGAACACACTAATTATAGATTATATCCATATAGTCAAAATTTAAAATGGAGTTGGTATCATCCGTTTTCAACTGCATTATGGGCATCATGCTATTTTCAAAATGAAATTGTTGCTAATCCAAGAAAGCATTTACTTTATATTGTTGCTACACGAAAGAACTTTCCAATGCAACCATGGACAGTACCTAAAGTAGGAATGAGTATTCCAACAAAAGAAAAATATGTACGAACTAAGACTTAAAAATTTTATAATTTTTAGAAATGCTAAACTATATGACGAAATAGTTCCACAAATGCAAGAGCATTATTGTGACTTTCATGGATTTAGTTTAGATTTAAAACGACCACTAGATGAAAAATTATGTGAACATATGTTCTCATTTCTAAATATAAAAGAAGATGTTAATATAGTATTAGTTGGATTACCTGATCTTAGTTTGCCAGCAAAAAGAAAAATTAGTTTTGATTGGTTATTATTTAATGATTTAGTTAAGCCAGATAGAATAGCAATGGAACAAAAATTTCCAAAGTTAGATATTGATATTGCAAAGTTTTCTACATTATGTGCTTGGTGGTTTAATTATGGCAAGTTTAAAACAGTTCGTTATAATAGTTTTGAAGCAGATAATGCTATAAATCTTCTTGAAAAAACAGATGATCCGTATTTTGAAAAAATAAGTTTTAAGTCACGAGTATTATTTGATTGCAAATTACAAGATGTATTTTATACATTTGAATCTATTTGTACTAATAAAAAAATAATGACTAGTTATAATAAAAAATATCCATTAGTTGCATGTAGAGCAGAAACTCGAAAGGCTGTGGCTTCACAGAAACGTATAGGATATTGTGCTGGTTACATAAAGAATAGTTCTTTATATATTCATCATTGTAATGTTATAAAAAGATATAGAGGATTAGGAATTGAAAAAACTATGGAACAAGTATTATTTGATTGGGCCGAAGGTGAAGGTGCTAAAACTATTCTATAGTAAACGGAACTGTATCTCTAAGTATTTTCTTTGTTTTTTCTGTAGGATCGCCTGTTATTTGCAACATAGGTCTATCCTCCCAGCTCATGTTAAAAGTTGAATGCGGAACTGAGATCCAATCAAACCACCAAGTATCCCCTGAACGCCATCTATCTAAAAAGTAATTACCGAACAATACACCTTGTCCAGGTTCCCAGTCTCTTAAAAATACAAGGAATCTTACTGTTTTACTAGTTCTATCACTTTTTAATACATTTTCTTTTGTAGGCTTTCCTGGCAGGTTATCTACATGCCAAAGTAAATTATCTGTCGGATATTGTACATTATATTTCCATGTATAATTTTCTAATTCAAAATACTCAAATGCTTTTCGCATATTAGGAAAATTATCTAACGAAATATCTTTTTCTCGCTTAGGCCAAACAACTGATCTAAACATAGGTTGATCTGGATTTCCGCCTAAATCTCTAAGTTCTTTATCTTCTACTACATTTCCTTTAGAAGGCTTATTTGAAGAATGTCCATAATTTTGTTTATTATACGGAGCATCTTCTACATATTTGTTTGCTTCAGGCCACTCGTTACTAAAATCAAAAAGAAATCGTCCACAACGTTTAAAAAATCCGTTAGGACTATCTACGTGCCATTTCTCGAAGTGATACACTTTCCTTTCCTTTATACAATGCGGCACTTACGGTTGGTTCATGAATTTCGTAAGGCGGGTCCTTAATATAATTTATCATCTCTGGCCAATTTCGTGTAAGCCAATTATCAGTATTAATTCCTTTTTGCCATTGTATATTATGCTTCTTTGTAAATTGAGCAATGCATCTTGTTTCTACATTAATTTGACGCCACATCATTTCTTCTGTGCCATACCATTTATATGTAGGATATTGAATATGCCATCCGCCCGCTTCAAACCACCAATCAAAACATATTTGTGGAGGTCTTAACACTAATAAAATATCTATTTCTGGTAAGTTTTCTGTGATCCAATCTAGTTGGTACGAAAACCAATGACATCTACAGAAACGTATACAATTATCTGCATCAGCATCTAAATGAGCTTTATCAATTTCTGTAAATATTTCTTCTCTTGTTAATAAATGCAAGTTGTCAAAGTTTTCGCCACATTCATGGAATGGTCCAAAAAAAGCATGAGCATGATTACTATGATTTTCTGGATTATCTATACGCCATGGCGTATTGTCTGAACTGTCAACAATAGTTGTTGATTGGCTTAACCATTTAGAAAGACCGGCCCATTTAGATCCTGGTGGACCGGTTACAAAGACATATTTAATCATGTTTTTTCCACCACCAAACCATGCATAAAGGAAACTTTACTTTTGCCGCTTCTTCGCGGGTTTTGTATAAGTGATGAGGAGCATGAGCCATCTCAGTTTCTGGTTCCTTATGCATACTAACATTACTGAGTTGTTCAGTCATTTTATATGCATCGTCAAGAGTCCAATTAAAACTTATAAATCCTTTATTTTCTTGTTCTTTTTCAGGTGGTATAGCACTACCTAATCGTGCCCGGCATATGACAAACCCTCCTGGTTTTGTCCAATTAACACATGCCTCTAATTGTTTATATATTCTGTTATAATCGCCGAAGTTAATGCTACCTAATGCAAGGACTGCATCAGCACAATCCTTGCCAAAGATATTATGTTTTACAACATCTTCAAACGATAGGTTTAAATCAACAGTATCATAAACAGTAGCAGGATCAAACCCTACTACGTTAGGCACTTTTCCTTTATATGGATTTGTTCCGCAACCAGCATCAATAATTAAATTAGGATTTAATGCAGTTAACTCAGCAATTAAGTTATTACTAGTTAATTCATGTGTTTCCCATTCTAGATGCCTGTAAGGCTTTTGGTTAAAATGTTCTACTACTGTATTATGATAGTCCATGTTAATTTAAGAGCTCTTCTTTAAGAGTTGCTTTGTAACCCAACCCTTCGTTAACAAAACGTACTGCAACTTCAAGAGCACCTCTGTCAACTAAACCTAAAACTCGTGACATGACAAGTTCTGCATCACGCCCAACAAAAGCATCATAATTGCCTAATTTTGCAATTCGCTCTTCTTGGAAGGCCGGATCGTTCCATGTAGCCTTGGTAATCTTAACCATATCATTGGTATACTTACTACCTTTATTAATGAATAAACTCTTTTGTACTCCATCTCTCCATAGACGGGTTAGTACATAACCATCATAAACAGTACCTGCAGGCTTCCTGCCCCATCTTGCTTCAAATACATCGTCAAAGCACATTCCTTTGAGTTGATCATTAGGATCATCAACCCATGTTGCAGTATTGTAATTCATCTGACAATGATGAAACCAAAGTTTAACTTTGTCTAAGTTGTCCTGATAAACTGCATTACCACTCCAATGTTGCCATGTTTCACGACCTACTGACAATTCGCCATTAACAAGAGCTTGTTGTCTGCCGGATTTCATACCACGTACAATGATAACTTTTTCATCAAAGCATGCCATAAACTTATCCATATTATCAGTAAATGGACACACCATTAATGCGGCCGCCCAGTGATCTGGCTCAGAACCGCCACCAGGATTAAGTGCTGATTTTTGAATGTCTGTTTCCGGATTATAATTTATATTGACAGGAACAAGCATGTTTCCTGGATGAATCATAATAGGAGTATATTTTCTAAAGTCATATCCTCCTACATCCTCAAGTAATGTAGACACGGCATTACCACCATGACTTACTTGCATATGAGTAGGATCATGTCGTAATTGATTATGAAATGCTCTTAAGGATTTTTTACCTCGATTTCCAATTACATACTTAAAATCAACTTTAGAAACAATTGAACCCTGATGAATATTATTATTCATGTGCTTGGCCCAAAGCCACGCCCATCTTGTTGTGCCACCTGGTTTAGGTCTTCCAGGAATTACTGCCCACATAGTTTCAGCAACTACCGCAGTAGAAATAAGAAGCATTGTAGCTAATACAAAATACTTTTTAAACATAATTTACCTTTATTTTATTTGAAAATATTACCATCATTATTGATAATCCAATTACTATCATAACAAATGGTCTAGTTATTATTTGATAAAAATCATACATATCATATAATTGATATGTGTATTCTTCGACTTTACTGCTGAGTATAAAACCAAGCAAAATTGCCGGTCTGCTGATGCTATAATACTTACATGCAAAGCCAAAAGCGGAAAATAACAAAAACATTAATGTATCTTCCAATATTGAGCTATAAAAATTTGTTGATATACAAGCCCACCATGTTACAATTATTATTGTAACAATAAAGAAATATTTATTAACACGTAAAATAGTTGATAACGGCCCTGCTAACAATAGTGACATTACTACTGTTACTATAAGAGCAATAAAGTATGAACTAAAAACTGTATTAATAAATTTTTGATCTTCCAGTAAGTAAGATTCACCTATTGGAAAACCAACAAATTGCCAAAGTCCCATAATAATCATTGTCCATGTAGACCCTGGTATACCTAACAGTAAAGTAGGCATTAACGCACCTGCTTTACCTGCATTATTAACACCCTCTGGTGCTACTAATCCCTCTGGTGCTCCTTTACCAAACGGAGTTTTAAATTTTCTTTTTAATTTTGTACCTATACCATATGAAAGCCATTCGGAACCCAGACCTCCATATCCTGGTAAGCATCCATAAAAGAAGCCTATTGCACCGCCTAAAAAACTATGTCGCCATAAACGAAAAGCATCTTTCACACCTTCTTTAATTTGGGTGAAATTGCTAACATGTTTTTCATATTTTATATCTGTTTTCCATAGAGACCATAATTCCGGAATACAAAAAAATCCTGTGGCTATAATTACTACACTAATACCATCATAAAAGTAGTCGTCGTGTCCAAATGTAAATCTTGGATTACCAACGACATCGGATCCTATGGTTCCTAATCCAATTCCTATTGCTACTGCAATAATTCCTTTAAAAAAGCTACTTGTTAATAAACTTACGGTTAAAAAACTAAAAACAATAATACACCATATCTCTGGTATCATTAATAAATGTACATAATTTAGATATACTGGAAGTATTATCATAACAGGAATAACCCATATTAATCCTTGTAAACCGCTTGTTGTAACTGCAAGAGCTATTGCATACGAACTTCTACCTTCCTTAGTCATTGGAAAGCCTTCTACCATAGTTGCGGCCGCAGAGTTAGCACCTGGTACACCTATGTATACACCAGCAAAACTATCACCTATTGTACATGAAATAGCCGCCGCCATGCTGAATGCAACAAACTCGTAAGGCATTCCCCAGAAATATGTTGCAATACTGAATAATAAAATTAGTGCTTTATTTGATCCTGAGGATGGTATAATACCAATAAAGAGTCCGTATAGCGTGCCTATAAAGGCAAACGACACAATACTTAAATCCATTTATTTTTATTTTATTTAGGCAACTCTGTAAGAGTTAGTTTAGTGCTCTGTAAGAGCGTATACATGTGATGCATACAAAATTTATTTATCTTTTATTTATAGATATTCGTTATACAAATCTTCTGTTACACGAACAAAATTATTATCATCACCAACTTCTCCCCAATTAGGAGTTTCCGTTTTTGCAGTAATAAAATCAAGTTCGTTGTTCCATTCTACTTTCATTAGTACTAGTTTTTTATTTGACGATAAGGTAAACTCTGGGTTAATTCCATACGTTGGTGTAACATTAGTATTAATCCAATTCTTTACAGTATCAAGCTCATTTATGGTTTCAAACTCAGTTATATCTGTATATATCCTGTCGGTATTGTCGAAAAAGTTCTTCCCATAAATAAACATGTACACAGTATACGCCATGATTAACCACCTAAATTTAGAATTATTCGGAGGATGTAATTACACTTGTAAAATATGTCCTCAAGGTATTTATCAGAGAGAGAAACCATTTCTTACACATTTACCGTTTAAGTTTGCAACAGATATAATAGAACATGCACAAATGCATGGCATTAAATCTGTGAGCTTACAGGGCTCTGGTGAACCAATTCTTTACAAAAAGTTAAAAGAAATTATAAGTTTTTGTAAAAAACTAGGTCTAAAATCTTATATAACAACCAATTTAAGCACAAAAAACGTCCAAGAACTTGAAGAATTATTTGACGCAGGACTAACAAGTATTCGTGTTAGTTTCATTGGATATGATGCTAAGACGTATAACGAGTGGATGGGCCAAGATAAATTCCATGATGTGTACGATAAAGTTTGTGCCATGTATAATTATAACATATCTGTTAACTGTATTGCAATCGAAAAATACTGGTTAAATGAATATAAATTATTGTTCGATAACAAAGTTAAATTTGTTGTATGGAATAAGCATAACTGGTCTGGACAACTAAGTCAAGAAGAATCTAACGAACCTTGTCCTAAAGTATCGTGGCCTGTTTTAAATGTAAGAGCTGGTGGTTTAGATGGACATAAAGGTGCCGTTGTACCATGTTGCAATGTATTAGGTCAAGATAGTAAAGCCGTGCTAGGACATTTAGATGTAAATACAATATCTGAAATATGGAACGGCAAAGCATATAATAAGTTTAGAAAAAAGCACAAGGAAGGTAAAGCACATAAGATTGATGTTTGCAAAAACTGCGATCAACGAAGTGCAAGCAGGGATGCTCTACTTTATAGTAACTATGATATAACACAACGAGAGAATCATTCTGTATGGTTAGAGAATTATCGTTTGCGGAAATAAAAGAAATTTGGGCAAAGGATCTTTGGAACGAAAAGTACAAAATAGAAGTGTTCAAAGACGGGCAGTTTCAACCTCAAGAAATTAAACCAATGAGTTGTATGGTGTTTAATAATTTACAACGTCTTGATGAAAATATATTTAAATTATATACTCCTTTATTTTTAGGGTACTATAATAATGGTATAAAGGCGGTTAATTCAGGTCATAAAACGTCTGTATTACATTACCGTACTAGAGGAGCATGGTGTGATATGGATTGTAGACGCAAAGGATACAGCCATGAGATAATGAAAGTACTAGAAGAAGATGCTAAAAAACAACATGCAGAAATGATGTGGACATTTTCAAAAACATCCAGCATTCCTTTTTATGAAAGTTGTGGCTTTGAAAAAACAGGCCAAGGTAACGACACCAATTGGTATATGTACAAATATGTTTAAGAAGATTTCATTAACCACAGGTTTTTATTTAGAAACCTCTGGTACTACTGGCAAGCACAAAAAAATATTTCATACACCTGAACGTTTAAAAGCATCAAACAAAGCAGGTGTTGATTCTCAACAATTAACTAGCAAATCTAAAGTATTAACTGTATGCTCATTAAAACATGCAGGTGGCACAACTGCACAATCATTACCTGCAATAAGTGTAGGTGCTGAAGTAGTAGTTAAAAAATTTAATGCATTTACTTTTCATAACGATATTAAAGGATATACACATACACATTTAACTCCAGGTTTTTGTGAATTATTAATGCGAAATAAAAACTGGGATAAACTTGATTTAACTGGTGTATGGGTTACATGTGGATCCGATTCAGTTTATCCATCTGTTATACAAGCATTTGTAAATAAAGGTGCTACGTTTATGTGTAATTGGGGTATGACAGAAGTTGGACCTTGTGCAATTAATAGAGTATTTGAGCCAAATAAAGAAGTAGGGTTATTAAATTATCCTTACTTAGGCAACAGATATTATTGTGATTATCGTATAGTTAATAATATATTGGAAGTAAAAGGCGATATCGTTTATGTTGACGATTGGTTTAGTACTGGCGATTTAGTAACACATGACAATGACGGACTCTGGTATCACGGTAGAAGTTCTAAGTAAACATAGAAAAGACTTTGTTCAATTAAAAGAATTTTGTAAAGTTTGTGCTACAAAAGGATACAGAAATAATGTTGATTTTGGAAAATTAAAACTTAACAAAATGGTACCTCCTTATGGACAATATTGGGTTGTTAAAAGAGATAATAAAATTATTTGTTTAAGTGGTTGCCATAAGTTTCCTGAAATAGACGATACTTCTTACAGAATTTTATTTAGAGCAGTAGGTTTAGAAACACGTACTGGATTAAGTAGATATCATTTTAATAGTTTACCATTTTATTGGCATGTAAGACCACAAGTAGAATGGATTAAAAAACAAGGTGGAGAACGTTTCTTTATAACTACACAAACAGATGAAGGCAGTGATGTATCGGGTAAAATGTTTAGGATGGATAAAGTTATGCATTTACTTGAAAAACAAGGAATACTAAAATTAGAAACTATTCTAAAAATAGGATACACTAAAGAACATATTTGGGAATTAAATTATGACAAATATTTGTCTAAAAGGTTTAATAAATATGCTTAATAAATTGGAGTATTATAATGGCAGTAACACAAACTGTTACATTAACAAAAGATGGTGCTACGTTTGGTAGTGCTACCGAAGCCGCTAATCTTTTTATATCTGAATGTGATGCAGATTCACAACTCACTACCAACAAAACATATAACGAAAACGCCATTGAATCAGGAGATATGATTGAATCTATTGCCTTGACATCCTCAAATGATGGATTTGTTGTCACCAGAACATGGACAGATGCAAAATATGCCGAAGCACAATCAACAAAATCTCCACTTACGTTGGGTAGTGGTTGGACAAAAACAAACGTTATATCTTAATCTAGTAGTATCCAAACGCCCGGACCTTTTCATTACACCACCAACACTTCTTACATGGCCTTGGCGGATGCATAGTTTCACAACTTACTGTTAATTTCACTAATTCTTCTAAATTATGTTTTACACAAAGTTTAGCGATATCTTTTTTATTAATTTTTGAAAGAGGACTATAACTTTGTATGTTATTAAATATAATATTTTTAAATGGTTGTCCTGGATAATCACGATGTACATCACGTTCTTCCGTTAAAAATTCTGGATCAATAGGATTCAAAGAAAACCCGTTACTCCATGCATTTAAGTTAAACGTATTAGTAAGAAGTTTTACTTGTTTTTCTTTATTAGCCCTTGCCTCAGTTTTGTTTTTAACATGGGCTATTTCGTGGGCTATAATAGAACAATCAGTTTTTTCTTTAACCCAACCAACAACATTTTTGGCATTTAATTCATTATCTTGGCCATCGTTTGCTCTTACTACGGTATATACAAGAAATTGACTTTTTAAATATTTTGCCATTAGATAAAACAGAATAGCACTATCAATACCACCACTAAGAAATATCCCATATCGAATATTATCAGGCATTATTTCTATATTAGTTTCCACAACGATTCTCTACTATTATGCATTGTTTTGTTGATTGCCTCTTTTACTGTTATACCATTATACTCAGTAATACAATGATCATTACCATATGCAACCATATTTGAATTATAACTGTTTAATGTTTCTAAAAATGTTTTTACTGATTGAAAACTCTGTTCAGATGTTTTTAAAATGCTTCCTGGTAATCTTTTGAGAGCACCGTTCCACCAAAACGTAGATACTTTTTTATTTGGATTGTGTTTATTTAAAATGTTTATTAATGACTTATTATCATTAAGGTTACAAAAATGATAATAATGATTGCATTGTTTATACTTTTTCCAATGCTCTAGCCAGTTGGTATCAAATGTTTGTTCCATATGTTCTAAACATTGACTTGAGATAGACTTAGAAAACATGTTTAATAAAGGAAATTTTTTATGTAAATGCTCAACCCATAAATTAAAATCTTGTCCATCCCAATGTTCTATAGTATATCTTCTAATACGTAGGCTAGGTTTACTAATATCAATGTGATGTATATTTGCATCGTCCTTAAATCCATTATTGTAAAGAACATAATTAATATAAAATCCACTACTTACAGTCATTGCCCATTCTATTTCTTTGTTAAATGATTTAGGAGTTGGTATTTCGTTATGCATAATGTAACATGTATTGCTATTTTTTAATAATAAATCAATAGCACTTTCGTGGGTTGCTGAGAATGTATCTTCAGATGACGAATCAATAAACGGCAAGGGCCAGTTTAATGTTAATTCTTCTCTACCTTTTCCTCCGGGTTTTATTATAGTAACAGTTGGAGTATCTTTAAAGTTAATATACTCTGCATTACTTTTTTTGATAGGTTCATGCATCTGTTCTTCATAAAAAGTGTATGGTATAATAGTTCCACTATCAACAATTATTACATATTCATATCTATAGATATTAACTAAATTCGCATCATTTGTTATTATGAATTCAAAGTCAGGTTTATTAATTCGATTGCCCATGCAATAGTCAAAATTTAACTGAGTATAATTTAAAGCGATGTTAGAAATCCAATCACTTTTTTTAGTAATAATTACAAATGCTCTCATTTAAAAATTATGATATCCTAATAATACATCATATTTTATATTTGCATAAGGGTCAGGGTTAGTCTCAAACCATCCTTCAATTTGTCTTATATTTCTTACTATGGCTCCAGTAAATGGTATTCCCCAATGATTAACATAATGACTTTTACAGGCAACGTGCATATCTAAATCATTATCAAACATCCATTTAGACCCTAAATTTGCTTCTTCATAGATTAGTTTTTTTGCAGTTTCTTCATCTTTATAATATTCATTATAATTAGGATGAGTTATATCAAATCCTCCTGCTGAAATCCAACCATTCCATGATATTTCTGGTTTCCTCCAGACAACTACTATTTTACTTTCCGGAAAAGTATCACGTATCCAATCTAAGTGATATACAAATTGATGGCATCTAACGATTTTAAATTTATCATTTTCATCAAACACCTTACTTATTTCTTCTTTTATTTCGTCTTTAGTTAGTGTATTAATTTTATGAAAATTATGTCCAAATTCAAATCCTGGGCCGAAATAGGATCCGACGTGACGAATACCGGGCCACCTTTCATCATCAACAATATAACATCTATGTTCTGCTTGATCACTTGAATCTATATCTAATTTTTTGGTTTTTGATAAACACCAAGCGGTTGCTGACCATTTAGATCCTGGCGCCCCTGTCCAAAAAATTAGTTTATTATCTTTTATCATCTTTTAATCCTGTCTTTTGCCAACCATCCTCACCCGAGCACATTGCTCTCGCACAATATTCGTGATATTTCTCTATATGGGTATTTAAAACTTATTTGAAGAAAATATCTCCACTCATCTTGCCAATCCACCGAATGTGTAATTTCGTTATTTTGAAGATATGTATTTCCATCATGATATAATTTTGTTACAACGTATTCATCTAAGTAAAAGTTAGTCGGTACATTACTATCATTTAATGGAAATGTTAAACTACATTTTCTATTTTCATCTGTATGTATTATTGTTCCTTTGTTTTTTAAGAATATAATACGTTTAGAATGTTTTAATATATTTCTAAATTTTTCATTTACCCAGTTAGGTAAATTAGGATCTTTAGCAATATAGTTACCATCATGATTTCCATTTTTATCAAGAAATTCTGCATAATCTACTGAGTGTGAAAGTTGACACAGTTCGTTTCGTTCTTGTTCTGTTAAATTTAAATGTGGTAATTTAACAAATATATCATCCATTTTCTCTTATCTCCACTAGATGCTTTATAGTGTTATATACATGTTTTTTATATTGTTCGTCTGTGCCATTAAACAAATCTCGTATAGTTGCATCTTTGTTATCTTCTAATTTTTTAGCATACGGAGTAAGATAATTAGGACGAAAATCTGCTAGTTTTAAGTATGCTGGAAACTTTGCTACTGTATTTAAATAATGATTAACTGTTATGTTTATATCCTCTGGTATAATTTCTTCTATCCTTGCATTAGGAAATTTTGCTCGTATTTTTGATTTTGTTACATGTACAGGATACATTATATATTTGCCACTTTCCATTATTTCTAGCCCACCACGTTCTATAAATAGTTTCTCAAATAGCGGATAATATTCTTCTATATCATTATAGTAAGGTTCGATAACATTAAATAATGGCGGTAGCATTTTGCCATTAACTATTCTATCAAAATGATTTGGAGCAAATTTACGACGTGATATTGAATGTTCATTAACTTCAGTGTCCGTTGGCGTTAATCCGTTTTCTTTGCAAGAATACCAGTATACATTATCTAAAGTTGCAAGTGTTCTACAATATGCATGTCCACCTGCTCCCTGTTCAAATGCTACAAATAAAAATTTATCGTGTTCTAGTAAAGATTTCTTCTGCATCTGCTTTCATAATTTAACCAATCTTATAATCCATGATGCAGGATCCCATTCCCACCATTTTTTACCTATGAGCCAATTACTAGGATCAGCATGATGATTGTTATGCCAACCTTCGCCAAATGCTAAAATATTTGTAATAGGATTATTATGGCTGTTATCTCTAGTTTTATAATTACGATAACCCCAAGAATGCCCTACGGCATTAACCCAACCCATTCCATGAAATGCCATTACACCTGGTATACAATAACCGAAAATAACGCCTAACGGTCCAAAAAACATTAGCAGTATTATCGCATATAATAATATAACTGTATACCACATTTTATGGCAAAACATTACATGTGGTTTTCTTAATAAGTCTTTAATATATTTACGTTCTATTTTAACATCGCCCCAGTTATGTACATATGCATTTAAAAATCCTATTTGTATAGGACCATGGGGATCATTTGTCCTGTCTACATTTAAATGATGCATTCTATGTACACCTACCCAACCTAATGGACTACCGGCGGTAGATAAACAACTAACATAGGTTGCTAGTTGTTCAAACCATAATGGACATTTAAATGAATTATGAGATAATAAACGATGGAGACCTGTGCTAACACCTATTGATGCTATAAGTCCCCAAACTAGGTAAGAAATCAGCCAGTAAGATAACTGGCCGTATAATAATGCGGGTAATATCGCGATATGATTAATAACATGTAATATTTTTAATTTGTTGTTGTCACTGATTCCCACTTATTTTTAAACTCCGTGAGCTCTCGTTTTGAGAGTCCGAATTCTTTACACAATAATTTTTCTGCTTGCTCAACACTTTCAGGAGACATATCAGGTTGTTCATACCAATCAGTTACATAGTCATCCCAATTCTCCATATAGTCTCCGAAGATTACTTTAGCAAGTTTAGCCTCCATACTAGACAGTTTAATTGAATCTTGTTGATAATCTTCATATGCTTCGCATATAATAGGAAATTTAGGTTTAACTAATTTATACATTGCATTAGCATATTCTTGTATTTCCCATTGTGCATGACTATCAGCTCTAAGGCGCACCATATGTAAAAAGTTCTTCATGTTACATTTCCAATATGCTTCTGTATAATTAGAAACTGGAAGAACTGCCCTTGCTAATTCTCTTGCTACATCATGTTCTATAAGTTCTTCATATTTTTTATATGCTTGTTGCGAAGATGTTTTAAAATCCCAATGTAGTTTACCTTGTATATTTTCTAACGGCCCGCCTCGTCCTTGATTATTTGTTTTACTCTGCGATTCAAATGTTTTTGGAACATAAAACTCATCACTCATTATAGAGTATCTGCCACTATATTCATTAACGCTGGCAGTACGATGACGTATAAGTTGTCGCATAACGAATATGGGCAATTTAATGTGGAATTTAACTTCACACATTTCAAAAGGAGTGGTGTGTTCATGACGCATTAAATATCGTATAAGGTTTCTATCTGTATTTACAGTTTTAGTACCATCTCCGTAACTAACACGGGCCGCCTGTACAACAGAATCATCTGTTCCCATAACATCTATAAGGCGGACAAAACCATGGTCTAAAACATTAATCCGTTGTTCGCTCATCTTGCCAAATTTGTGTTTTTGTTGAATGTAAATCTTCTTTAAACTTTTTAATATCCAAAATAACCTCTACCTCTTTGGTATTGTTTTGGAATTGCTTTACTTCCTCACGTTCAAAAAAGTCAAGGGTATCTTTGCAGTTAAAGTCTTTAGGGTATATAACCCGTTTGCTACCATCATTTAACGATATTTTAACCACACGGATATATTCTAAAGGAGGTAACACTTGATTTGCTTTATCGATAATTATTCTATCAATATCGCGATGTCTTTTAGTTATCACTCCGCATTAGCCTTTTTTTCTGCCTCTTTTTGGCTTTAAAGAAGGATCCATCTCGTATGCTTGTTTCTTAAGATTTTCAACTTCCTTCATCATTGCTTCGGCTTGTTGTAGGAAGTTTTTTGCAAGATCCTCATTTTGCAATACCTGACCGACTTGTTCTGGTTGCCCAGTAACTGGCGGAACATTTGGAGTAATGTTTTCAACTACCTCTTGGGCTGGTTCCTTTTTAGGAGCCTTATCATCGGAAGTATATACACTAAATCCAAGTCCTCTAAGTTGTTCATTAAGATCCTTTAACTTAATTGTTTGTTCCGGTGCTGGTAACATAATAACATTGTCTGTTGGTTGTTTTACTAACCAACCTTTATTATGTAATGCAGTAAGCATATTAGAACCATCAATAAACGAATTACGTTCGAGGTACTTATAAAATTCTACTGTTTCCTGTGCCGTAGTATTTTCGACTGCTGTCATAACTCCATCGTGAAAACGATCTGGTAAAGCATCAGTATCAATTATTAAACAATTATCTGGATCATCAGGTAATTCTCTAAATGCAACGACACAACGTCGGTCCGTATTTGCAATACGGCCAACATGTTTTAAAAATTTAGCCATGTAAGCCTCTTTTTAACTAGGGTTATCTTCAGGTGCAACTTGTTCTTGTGGTTGCGCCTCTTGAGGTGTTTCGGATGCTCCTTCTTGAGCTTCTTGGGCTTGTTGATTTGCTTCAATCTCACCTAAGAATGCAGTAACTTTTTCATACACCTCACCAACTGCTTTTAACTCTCCTGCTTGAAATGCACCTCTGGTGCTTGCAATTTCTATAACTTGTTTTATTAAGTTAATATCGTCTACGTGTAAACCTGCCATAATTCCTTTTTATTTCTTTTTTCTATTTATTCGTCTTCGTAATGAGCAGTAACTCCAAATGGTGCTTCTGTGTTTGGATTATCATGAATGATAAAAACTGTATCGCAGTAATCCGGATCTCCCCATTCACCACATGGATAACCATCTGTAAACATTACAAATTGTTCTGGGCAGATGTCGTTTTCTTTCATGTATTCCCAATTACACATGAAGTCTGTTCCTCCACCACCTTGTGCTTCGTAGTTCATAAAGTCATCCAAGTTATCTTGAGTAAATTCTTGCATGTTATAAACCTGTGTATCAAAGCACCATACCCGAATTCTAAAATCCAAGTACTGTTCCATAATACCTTTGATTTCACTAAAGAAATCTTTTTGTTGTTCATATGAAATAGACCCACTCAAGTCAATTGCTAAGTCAACTTCAAGTAATTCACCGTTATTCATACCTGGTATAATTGCATTAGTTTGTTGTGACTTTCTGGAAGGTCTCATAAATGTATAATCACTTTTAACAGAGCTTTCAATTTGGCAACGAATTAAATCTCTCCAATTCATTTTTGGTTCTGTCCACTCTTTAATCATCCTCTCAATACCTGCTGGTACGTTTCCTGCTCCAGCATTATCAGCGGCACTTATAATTGCTTCTTTAAGTTCGTCTTTAATTTGTTGCTTTTCTTCTTCTGTTAATGGTTCTGGCTTTCCACCTTGTCCGTTACCTTCGCCATCTGCTCCGCCTTGTCCTCCCGGACCCATTGATCCACCTTCGCCTTCTTTCTCTTCACCTTCGCCATATCCACTACCTGGTCCCATGTGATCATCTAAAGTATCAAGTTCGCCTTGTTGTGGCTCTCTACACTTAAATTTTTCTTGGAGTTTTTCATATACTTCGTGTGAAGTAAGTCCGGCATACTGCCAATCTAAAAGAATCTTTACGGTTGTAATTGGAGTAAATCCATCTTCGGTGAGTTGTATGTTTATTACATAATCGCCGGCGGCGTTATATAATCGAGGATCGTAATTATAATCTAAACGGACACCAAAATGGTCATATACACAATGTAAAACTTCGTGTCCACAAAGAAAAAGTACTTCGTTGTCATCTAGTCGATCAACAAAGTCTGCATTATAATAAAATTTACGTCCATCAGTACCTGCGGTTGGACACCAACCTGCTTCCTCCAATTTTAATCTTGTAACTAAATTACCAAAAAATGGCTTGTTAAGAAGTAATCTAACACGAGCCATTGTAAGTCTTTCAAGAGCTGGTTTACCACCATTTTTAAGTGGCTTATCTTCCCAACCAAATTTCATATTTGGTGCAGTACCAGTAACTTCGTAACTTCCGGGGATTGCGCCTTTTGTGGATCCTGTGACTGGACCTAGTGTAGTATAAAAAGTATCTGGCATGGAGTCTCCTGAAATTGCAAATTTCTTATTCATCATACAACTATTATACTATCTGCAACTGAAAAGGTCAACCGGTTTGTTCAGAAAAATATAATTTTAGCATTACAAAAACTTGGGGATCTCTTACAACTATTGTATCTTTATAGACACTATCATAATCTAACTTATTTACCCCGTAATTTTTAAGCCATTTTGTAACCTTTATTGTATTTGCATCCGGTGTGCATTTAACATATTGATTTGCTTTCCAGGCTTTAGCAATCCAATCTTTTTTATATTCCTGTATTTCGTTTGGAGTAGGCAAGGTATTTCCCCATATTTGATTGCATCTTTCTTTACCGTAAATACGATGAATTGTTTTTTTACATCTTCCCCATTTATCTTTTTGGTCAGTGTTCATTTTATCTTCCGGCAGGATGAATTGGATTATGTAAATATTCTATAGGTTTTTCATCATGCTCTTCGTTTATTGCTTGTTTTAATTTTTCTCTTAATTGTGTATCTACCTTAACATATTGCATATAATTTTCATTTATTGCATTTGCATAATATGATACTTTATTAGTTATATGATCGTCACCACCAAAAATTTCAATCATTGTTCATCTCCTGCCGGATTTTTGTTGCAGAAATTGCTTCTGTCTCTTTATCCAAATGCTCCTCTTCAATTTTATATCCAACATCTCTTCCATATGTAATATGGGTAATATTAGGTACTGGCACTACATCAAATTTACCAGCATATGCAGATAGAGCATCTTTAATAAAATTAACTCTTTGTTCTATTGTAAACGGATTGCTATCTGTTCCGTCTTGTTCTCTTAATAAAATGACTACTTGACCAGTTTTTGAAAGTGCTCGTTTAAAAAGCTCTGTATGCCCTTGATGCCAGGGTTGAAATCTGCCAAGTAGTTGCGTAGTTGGTTTAGTCCAATCCATTGTGTTATCCTTATGTCATATTGTGTAGGGGGCTCAAACATTTTGTTTGTATCTTCGTAAATTCCCTTTTTGGCTGTATCCATCCAAATTCTATAATCAACGTTTAATTGATCTCTAGTTGTATCTAATGGACAGATAAAATCTAAAATACCGTATTCAATTTGTTTATATCGTTCGACTTGTCGTAACCTTCCCTCTTCGGAAAAATCCCAATCATTGTAATATTCTCTTATTGTATCGGCATTATAATGTGGTACCATAAAATGGTATGCAAGTTCTCTTGCTAATGTAGTTTTACCTGTATCGTTTATTCCAAATATTAATATCTTCATACCTTTTTATTTATAAATAGTGAAAGGAGGATGCACAATGTACATCCTCCCCAGGAGACAGCCGGAGTGGCGCCCGGCTTACGCTTCGATAATGAGCTTACCGAAACGTTCAAAAAATTCCTTAAAATTAGCCAACTTTCTATGATCGAATGGTAGCCCGTAACTCTTAAGTGCCATCCTTGCACCAAATATTGTCATCTCAGTATTGAAGTTGTCCATCATAAACTGGATGAAGTTTCCTGCTTTTACGTGCCATGCATCCATCTTATTATCTTTTTGAGCCTGCTCACACGACTCTTTAAGTTCGTAACACATGCCGGTTGTTAATGCATACTGTCCGGAAGTTTCAATTCCACTTGAAACAGACTTAACCTTGCCTTCCAAAATATCTTCTGGAAGCGGTAAGTTACTTTTTTGATTTCTGTGAGTCTGAAACTTAGTTGCAACACCTTCTCCAACACAACCGGAAACCATATCCATTTCGAGTGATCTAGTGAACTCATCTTCTTCTTTAGTTGTATCAGTATCGTACATAAGTTCACTTACAAAAGACCAACTACGTGGTGTTGGAAACGCCTTTGTATCTGCATTTGGATTAAAGTCATACAAGTCTTTCTTTTGAAACTGCAAATATCCAATAACGTCTGGGTGGATTTGGTTTGCTACTGCCCAGTCAAACCAGCAGTTAAAATCAACTTTAATCTCTAAGTGGATGAAACGGTTTGCCAACGGCTTTGGCATTCTGTAAGTAACCCCTTTATCAGTTTCGCGGTTTCCTGCCGCAATTAAAATTACGTTATCTGGTAATTTGTAAGATCCAATTTTTCTGTCCAAAATCAACTGGTAAGCCGCCGCCTGTACACTCGGGGCCGCTCCGTTAATTTCATCTAAAAATACTATTGCGGTGGAATCTGGATCGGTAGGAAGTTCTGCAGGTGGTGCCCATTCCATTTTGCCAGTTTTGGCATTGTAAAAAGGCATACCTTTAATGTCAGTAGGCTCCCAAAGCGGAAGTCTAATATCAACTACAACTCTTTTTAATAATGCTCCAAGCATCCTGACCAAATCGGATTTACCAATTCCAGGTGCACCCCAAAGCATTAAAGGACGTTTAATCCGGAAAGCCTTTTTAGCAATTTGCTCGGCTTGCTTCAGTGTTACTGTCCTTGTGTCAATTGCTGGATTTGCCATTTTGTCTCCTAGTTAAAATTAATGCCACTTAATTAACTTAATATAATAATTATACACTCTCGTGTCCAAATGGTCAACCTTTTTTATACTCTTTCTGGATTATTTGGATTAAACTCTTTATTCCAGCGAGTATAATGCCTAACGTTTTGATCTAACAATCTATTACTGCGGATAATGTATGCTACATTTTTTTCGAGCATCTTTCTTGTTTGTGGGGACATTTCCTTGTCTAACTTTTGAAGATGCATACATTCCGCAACTTTTTCTGCTTTTCTTTGTTGTGCCCTTACATACCGTTCGTAACTTAAATGTGCCATTTTGTCTCCTGTTCTGTTATTCATCATACAAGTATTATATGATCTTGTAACCAAAAGGTCAACCGATAAATATAAAATATGGTAGATATTTTAATAAAAAAATGGACTTTAGCAACCGTGCAGGTTGTTTATTTTATACCCGATTATGTTCATCTTGTAAATGAGTTTATGTGGCAAACTGAGGATAAAATTCCAGATTATCCAAGGATACATAAGTTCTTAGATTATTGGGATAAAAATATAGATGGACCTATAAAAGAAGTTTACATACACGATCATGATGCATTAAAAGGTAGTGTTAGGCACGTTGATCGTAGATATAAAATTAACTAGATTTAGCCTTACATCAAACAATATTTTGAAGATTTACTCTTGAAAACACTAGTACCCGAAAAAAATACATTTGATGCAATAATGGTTGACCTTACCCATAGGTGTAATATGGAATGTGCTAACTGTTATATTCCTAATAGAAACATACCTGACATGAACAAAAGCAAACTTTACAATCTTATTAGCAGATTACCTAATAGAACTTTTATAAGATTAATTGGTGCTGAGGCAACCATGCGAGATGATTTGTTTGAAATAATCAGTAAGGTCAAAGAAATGGGTCATAGAGTAAGTCTTACCACAAACGGACTTAAATTAGGTAGAGAAGAATATGTTTTAAAACTTAAACAAGCAGGATTACGTCTAGTGCTATTAAGCATGAATGGTGCAATAGATGATGAAATATACAAAATACTAGACAATGGAAAATATGCAAACCTAAAACACAGAGCTTTAGACAATCTATTAAAACATAAATTTATAGTAAACACAGGAACTATCATAGCGAAAGGTGTAAACGAACGTACTATTAAAGAACAAGTAGACTTAATGTGCGACTATGCAGAAAAATATAAAGTTAAAATTCCACCAGTTGTTAGAATTAGGACTATTGCAACATTAGGTAGAAGCATGGAAGAACATACCTATAATTTTAGTGAATTCAAACAGAATGTTTGTAAGCAATTAAATATTAGCGAAGAATATATGCAACAAAATAAAACTGATGAAATTGTTAATAACCTAGGAGGTTTTGTTTTCAAGCATAGAAATGTAATGATTAGATTAGTAGACTGGAAAGTAAATGATGAAGGAGTACCAGATTTTGGGAATGAACTAAGAGGACGTATAACAGAAGATTGGAAAATTGCTCCTTTCTTTGATCATGTAAAGAAGAATGAATATGGTTATTGATGATATAAACGACAGCAAAGCGATTGTTAAAGAATACTTTGACAGTGGATTTGTACACATTAAAACAGATCCAAAAAATATTAATCCAGATGTGTTAAAACAAATTGGAAAATATTTTGGTAAGTTGTTATTATCGGGCAAGCATCATATACCAGGCGATAGATACATTCAATTGATATCAGAAGATGCACTTTTTGGTAGTGGTAATGTTCCTTGGCACAATGATTTTAGTTACAGTCCAGGAGACTATCACGGTACTTTATTAGCTTATGTTGAAAGTGATACACCTACACATACTGAGTTTGTTGATTGTAACCAAGCATATGATATGTTGTCAACCAACTATAAAGATTATCTTGCTGATGCAGAAGGTACATTTGGAATACCCGAAACATATGACGGACTTATATCAGAAACTCAAGTTAAAGTAATTCAGAAGTACATAATAACTCGTCCTATTGCAATGGTACATCCTATAACTAAAAAAACATCATTATATTTTAGCCCAGAAACTTTATTTAAAACAAATAAACCTATAGATAAAGATCATTTAGTTAAGCATTGTGAGTCAATGTCGTTTAAGCACCATTGGAAAAAAGGTGATATGATTCTTTGGGATAATCGTAGAATATTACATCGTCGAAATGCATTTGAAGGACATCGTGAGTTATTAAGAGTTAATTTCCAATATGAATTTGACCATAAAATTAACTAGATTTAGCCTTACACCAAGCATTTATATCTCCATCATATAGTTTGAGATCAAATACATCTGTGGCTCCAAACATTGTTATTTCACGTTTTGTTAGATAGTAAGGCCAAAATAAATGTTTATCTAACATAATTAAATTCTTACCTTTTACTTCTTCTTTAATTTTTATTGTAGATGAATCGTAAAGTCTTTTACAGACTTTATTGCCGTAAGGAGTTAATCGTAAACCCGTACCATTTGGTCTATAATTATCAAAAATTAATCGTGGTTTAGGAGGTTCTATAAAGTCCTCTAGGACACGAATATCTTCGAGGACTTTAATTTGAATCTGATGAGGCTCAATCTTGTTGAGAGCATGGGCAGTCGCATTTACAATCATCGTTGTGTGGACCACCTACTTTGCACTCACAAATGTCGCACTTACATTCAGGGCAACATCTTTCCATTTATTATTTCCCGTTAATAATATCTTGCTCGTGCAGAGCTTGGGCTTCATTGATTTCCGGATCATCTTTCTCTTTAAACCAATAATCTGTTGTTTTCGCTAAGACCGCCACATAAGCACCTAACAAAATATTGAGTAAGTCTCGTGCTTCTTGTGGTAGTGTAGCAAAAAATAATAATCCAACCAAACCTAAAAAGGTTAATACGATTATCATTGTTAGCGAGTATCGGGCAAACCAATTTCTTTTACGCCTGCCCTCTAGATTATCGTGTTTTTGATTTGTATCCACTATTTCTTCCGCCATAATACTTTTTTTGTTGTTATGTCATTATTTATTAATTAACTCGTCCCAAGACATCTTTTCTGTTGTCTTAGTTTCTTCTGGTTCTTTAATTTCTACTTTTGATTCTGAATTATTTTCTTCCATAAGTGCTTTTTTTGCTTCTTCGCCCATTGCACCTTCAAGTATGCATGATTTACTAAGCTCTTCAATTAAGATTCTGCCTCCACCAGTATCATCGACAAATTTAGCATATTCTTCTTGGCATTTAAATTTTCTTCTTATTTTATCTGTAACACAAGAGCATTGATTCATGCCTAAAAATGGATGCACAGGCGCACCCCATCTCTGTATGCTTATCTTATTCATAGATTGAAAACATTCATTTACCATAAAACCTATTGAACCTGATGCCCATTTTAAGTCAGGAACTTCTTTACATTTAGTTCCTTCTGCTATAATGGGCACCATAAAAAAACATAGCAATGCCGTAATCTTTTTAGCAAGTCTAACCTGGAGGTTGTAGGTTGTTTTGCCTGTTGTATAATTCATCTGCATTAACTTCCAATTTACGAAGTGTGACTGTTATATTTTTAAAATGTTTATCTCTCACTATTAAAAGATCCACTTTGTCACCAACTTTTTTGGTTCTTATTATATCTGTAATTTCGTCTTGTCTGTTTGTTGCTTTTCCATCTATAGCTACTATTATATCAAATTTTTCTAAGCCTTCTGGTAATACGTCTCCTTGAACTGGAGGTGCAACAAAACAACCAAAAATATCAGGAATAGTAATTTCAGCCTCTTTAACATCTGGCATATTTCTTACTGTTTCGATATTTAGCGGATTTAGGTTAACTAAACGTACACCTAACATAGGCCTTACTACTTCTTTACCGTCTTTAATAATTTCAATGATCTCTTTAGCATCATCATTACGTATCGATAATGCTAACCCTATATTGGTTTTTATTTGACCAACATTTGGATTAATAATCATTGCATTAACTCCTACAACTTTACCGGCAGTATTTACTAAAGGTCCACCTGAGTTTCCAGAATTAATAGAAACATCAGTTTGAAGTAACCTAACATAAGGAGATCTTACAACTCTTTCGTTATTACTTACAATACCTTTTGTAACAGTCCAAACCATTCCAAATGGATGGCCTACTGCAAAAACATCCATACCATCCCATGGTTCTTCGTTTGACCATTCTAAAAATGGTAATGGTTTTTTACGTTTTGGTATGTGGATTACTGCTAGATCGGAAAGAGGATCTTTTCCTATGATTACTACTTCATAAACATTCCAATCATCTTTATCATAAAATGCAAGTTTTAATGTTTTTGCATTATGTACACAATGATAATTGGTTACTATATGCCGTTTTTCATTAATAACAAAACCACTGCACATACTGGAACCATCTTTGTTATTAATAGAAATGTTATTATCGCTTTTCATAAGAATAAAGACAGTTGCCGCCTTTACCTTATCGACTATTTCTTTATTAAGACCTGCCCATGTTGTTGATGCAAAACATATTGCAAGTACAAATGTCAAAATATATTTCACTCATATCTCCTACTCTTGTCCTCGATTAAGGTACTGAACATGTTCGTTAACTTGTTCTCCACATCGTGTTAGACTGTACTTTCCGCAGAATTTCATAAAGTGAATTCCAACCATAGGAACTTTTTTAGGTTCTATGTTGTTAATACATTCTTCTAATGTCTCTCTTATGTTTTTAGGTTGGTTGGTCAAGTCTATTAATTGTTTGTTTTCTAAATAAGCATCAATGACTTTGTGCTCATTATTATCATGGTCAACCCAACGTTGCAACATCAAGTTATTCCATGCATATCCTTTATTATTTCTATCCTCAAATGCCTCTATAAGTCCAATTTGTTTTTTTGTACTTTTTGTACGTACTCCAGGATAGGCTGATTTAACATTATCAGATGTATCGCCTCTCATACATTTTTCAAATAACAACCATTCTGGATCGGGAGTATCTTTAAGTTTATTACCCTTGTCATCATAATAACCATCCAATCTAATTAGGTTGTTAGTTATACCATTATAAATTTCAACATTAGGGTTTATTAATTGTAAGTAATCACTATCACTACTAACTATAACATGCTTTTTATTTGGAAACTTTTGTGCCCAAGCCGCAATTAAATCATCTGCTTCCATTTCAGGATGTTGCAGTACCGTACAATTAGTTTTATTTCTAAAAAATTGCAAGGTGTCGTCTAGTGCATCAAAAAGCATTTGTGTTTCTTTTAAATCTTTTGATGATGCTTGTGCTTGTATTTCTTTTCTATTTGCTTTATATAATGGATATACTTTTTTACGCCAACTACTTCCTTCTGATGCTATAATTACGTGACCATTAAATTTTTTACTAACATAATTAATACTGGAAAATAGTATGTGTAAACACATGCCTATTTTAGTTTCAATATCAGGTCCTCTTGAAACATGTTTTGCTCTATGAAACATGTTATGTAAGTCTACAAGAATATAATCAGCCATAATCTTATCCATTTGCATATATTGATCTACATAGTTCAGTTAACCACTCATCAACTATTTCTTCATCATTACCTTCGTAACCGTGTTCTTTAAGGTATCTAACAAAGTCATTATTCCAATCTAATTCAATAAAACCCTTACTAGGATCATCTGGATTAAGGTTCAAATCTATAACTTTAACCCACGGTTCGCCTTTTTTATCAGCCTCTAACTTTTCTTTTGCTAAGGTAGTATCTACTTTAGCCTGAGGTATAATTTTAGGGGCTTCTTTCTTTTTCTTTCTAAAAATGTCTTTAATAGCCATGTTTACGTTCCCCATGCATTGCCGAACAGGCCTACATGTAATCTAGGACTGAACTTAAAGCCATTTGCTAAACTTACATCAGCAACCTGTCGTTCAGTCAGGTTTAATGTTTCTTGAGTTCCGCCTACCGGCATAAGAAATACCGGCGTGTCGTCAGATAAATTATATTCTGCAAGTGCTTTATTAACATCATGCAAACATTGTTCGTCTTGCACAACGAATTTAAAAAAGAGTTCGCTATTCTTAACCTTACTATACATATTTACCACATCTGGTCTAATTGCTTTTTTCCATGGTTCGCCACTTATACTCAGTTTTGCCGAGCAGGCAAATGTTGTATAGAAATGAGCACTTTCAAGAAATTCTATAAATTGTGGTCTTAATTTTTGTGTTCCGTTTGTTTCAAACGTAATGTGTTTTAAATCTTTTAATTTTTCGTCACTAAGTAACTCAGGTAGTTGCTTTTGCCACATAAGAGGTTCGCCACCAGTAATAACCAAATGTATATTTTCCCATTTTTTATTTGGAGTTATTTCGGTTAATCGTTTAGCAACTAATGAAGGCTCTTCATAGGTTGTCAAATGCATGTATTCTTTTGCCCACGTTGCACTTGAATCGCACCCTATTTCTGGTACTGGTAATTCATGAAATGATTTGTATTCCTTTATTTTTGGATCTATTCTATGAGGCATCCATTCTCTAGGAACCCATTTACTTTGGTCTCTTCCTTGTCCAAAGCCTCTGCATTCAAAGTTACAACCAAATAATCGAATAAAAACACTAGGTGTTCCTATCCATCTACCTTCGCCTTGGATACTATAAAATATTTCACTGAATCGAATCATGTAATATTTCGTTTATTAAATGGTTTAATGTAATATCTCTTTTGTGTGCTTCTTTTGTTAATATTATCAAAACATCATCTGGCATGTTAACATTAACTATGTGTGTACAATCGTCTGCATTATATTCCCAATTATGCTTATCATATACTACACCTTCTTCTGTAAAATTATCCTTATTAAATGTTGATGCTTTTTCCAATTTTTCTTTTTCTTCTAATTCAGGTAGTCTTGTTTTGTACCACCAACTAGCAGTATCGCCCATAATATTTTCCTTAACATCATATATCTCGTGTAATAGAAAATTCAAAACAACCTTCAGGATAATTTCGTAGCCCTTCGGCTCTACGTTGTTCTAATTCTTTGCCTATTTCTTCACGAAATCTTAATTCCTGTTTACACCACTCTTGTACTTGTTTTATTTCAGTAGTATGTAAATTTTTAATATCGAGTAATGTCATACCGGAAATCTTACTCCTTTTTCATCCATTGCTTCATTAATAATATCCCTTACACCTTGTAAGGCTTCTTCAATGGTTTTGAATTGATGATTATCATATTTAACCCAATCACGACATTGTTGCTCGATATCCCATGCTATTAATGCCCAATCCATTGCTTTGGATGCAACATTAAAAGCATCTTCGTCTTCAGGTAAATCAAATTCTAGTTTTGCTTTCACTTAAACCCTTTCATACCATTTAATAATGATAGAAATTCTTGTTTAATATGTGGATACTCTCTAAATTCTCCTCGCATAACCGAAGTTGTCATGTCGCTTTCATGTTCTTTAACACCTCTATGGGTTAAACACATGTGTTCGGCTTTGACTATAACTGCAATACTTTCTGCTTTTGTTTCTTCTTGTATTACGTCAGCAAACTGTACTGTCATTTCTTCTTGTATTTGCGGTCTACTTGCAATCCAGTCCACCAGTCTATTAAACTTACTTAAACCAATAACATTTTTTGCTGGTTTAATACCTATCCAACAGTTACCTACAATAGGTTGAAAATGATGAGCACAAGTCGAACGGATTTTAATTGGTCCTGTTATATATAATTCGTCGTAATCGTTAATATTTGGAAATGCAGTTACATTTGGTTTAGGTTCGTACCTACCTGCAAAGACTTCTCTTACCATCATCTTTGCTACACGTTTTGCAGTTTCTTGAGTATTATGATCGTTTTGTGTATCTATTTTTAATGCCTCGAGTACTTTTTGAAAATGCTTTTCAACATCCCGTTGCATCTTATTAAGTTCTTTTTCTGTTACTTCGACTGTTTCGTTACATCTAGCCATTTATTAATCCATTTATAGTGTTAAGTGTTTGCTCATCTTCTACCGATTTTACAATTGGAGTACCATCGCTTTGTCGATGAGTTCCTTGGTTTGTTATTTTAAATTCTACACGTTCAATGCCAAGGTTATTGCATATTTGTTTAACCTTAGGAATTTGGTGCCAGTTATGAGACCAAACTAAAAAATTCCAATGGGCACATCCGCCGGCATTACAATATGATGTTAAGTTATTCCAAATATCATCCCATTCGCATCCATATCTGTAAATATGATTTGTATCTTCAAGTCCATCAATAGAAAATACAATTTTTAAATTTTTATTAACAATTCGTTTATAAAAATCTGGATTTCTAATACTTCCGTTTGTACTAATCATTAAAGTTAATCGATCATCATCACATACGTATTCTATGAGTTCTTCAATATCAGGATGCATCATCGGATCCCCTCTATCACCACAAAATTTAATAGTTTTAAGATCAAAAAGATGTTCGGTACCTTCATTAATGCATTGCTTAATATTAATAATTGGTACATGAATAAGTTTAAGTCCTTGTCGTGCTTTTCTTGTATCTTTATCTGTACGATCACACCCTGAACATCCTGCATTACAATGCGAAGTAATTCCGATATCAAGCATTCTTTTCTTCTGTTTTGTTATTTTTGTCGGTGAACTACACTCCCTTTTACATATTAATGAACATTTTGTTTCGTCATTCCAATGCTCATAATTAAAATGTTTTGTAAATGCATCGTGGTTAAGTACTTCATTTAATGATTTATTTTGTAAAGAATTCCAATTTTCATCTAATGCATCTAAAAATTCATCTGTGTAATTACTAACAAAAGCACACGGCCATACACGTAAATTCTCGTCTATTTTTAATAAACCTAATTCCTCGCATTTGGGGTATATCATATATTATAACATCTTTCTTTACATTTGTAAAGGTATATTTCGTGCTTCAAAAGGTGCTTCTGCTTCCTCCGAGCAATTCTCTTTACAAAGAGGTGAGCATTTATTACTATTCCAATGTTTATCATTAAAATGCTCTGTAAATGCTTTATGCTTTAGAATCTCTTCTAATGTATATGTATTTAGAGAATTCCAATCTTTTGGGAGAGAATCAATATAATCATCTCCTGTCTTTCCTTGTCCTTCGGCATTAGCAGTATCATAATAACAACACGGCCATGCTCTCAAGTTTTCATCAACTTGGATTTCTCCTTCGTCAAGTATTTGGCATTTAATATTCAATCATCTTCTCCACTGCTTTTTTAATATCTTTACCTATCGGTGTGCAATACGAATTGCCTAAAGACACTATTTTAAAACCAACTTCTTCGATACCAAGTTTTTTTGCTTCTTCTTTTACTTTTGGAATTTGGTGCCAGTTATGAGACCAAACCAAAAAATCCCAATCGGCCCAGCCATCTGCTTTACAAAATGTAGTAAAGTTATTCCATATTGCATCAAAATCTAAACCCATTCTATAAATGTGATTAGTGTCTGCAAACCCATCTATTGAAAATATAATATTACAATTAGGTCCGTGTTTTTCTGCTATACGTTTATAAAAATCAGGATTACGAAGACTGCCATTGGTGTTTATACCAACTTTTCTATGAGAACAAACTGCATCTATTAGATATTCAATATCAGGATGCATCATTGGATCGCCACGCTCACCACAAAATCTAATGTATTCAACACCAGGAAAATAATCGTTTCTTTCAAAAACTTTTACTAATTCCTTTGCATTAACATGGGTTGGGTTTAACCAAGGCCATGCTTGTTGTACATCTTCATCAGTACGTGGGCAACTAGGACAAGCGGCATTGCAATATGTTGTTATACCAAAATCTATCCATTTCTTTTGTTTGTTCCATTTGATCATGTTAGTATTTAGGTATACTTACCATGTTCCTATATCTGTTTCCGCTTCTCAAATATTTTGGATCTTCTGGATTTTCAAATACATCAAGTGTTCTATCAATAGTTTTATCTTGATAGTCACTTACTTTACCAACCCATTCAGGAGGAATATCATATGTTGTTAGTAAATGTTTAAGTTTTTCATATGCATCAGTTAAACTCCAAGGTATATACATTTGTTCTGCATTATTTGCAAATACTTCTGGAAACGATCTATAAGCCGGAAACAATGTCATTGCACCTAAAGTATCAGCCTCACTAACTGTATTGCTTACCCAGTCTTGTAATGCACAATTAAACAATACTTTTGAATTTGCTAATATATTGTAGTACTCGTCTTTCTTAAGATTTTCGTATATCTTTATTATACCTGCATCATCTAATTCTTTAGCACGTTTTAAAAACTTTTCATCATTACTACGTAAAGGACCTCCACAACAAATTGCAAATTCAGTTGTTAAATTTGAATTTGTATGCCATTTTTCTGCTAAGTCCATATAAAAGTCAGGTTGTTTTTCTTGATCCCAACGAGCCGCAAATACTACTCTATCTTTTCTTTCTCGCATAAAATAAGGACGAGCACCAGTTCGTTGACTAACTTCTTCTTTACCATAAGGCAAACCAGTTACATATAAATTAGTTTTCCAGCCTGCTACTTTAATGTGTGCAATCATTTCTTCACTTGCACAAAGAATACCATCAACAAAATTTGCTACCATTTTTTCATACTTGCTCATCCAATCATACATACCCCAAACATGCACAAAATCGTCAGGATCAATTGTTTGTGCAAGACATCTTGCATAAACTCTTGGTCTCATGTTTTCGGGAATTTGGTTCATAATGTATGGCAAGGATTCAATGCCTGGTTGGAACATATCTTCGAAAAATATTACACTATCTTTATCAACAATTCCTTCTCGCATATATTTTACCAAATTCATCATTTGGCTCATAGAAAAATACGAACGCCCGTGAGCGTCTAATACTTGTCCTGTTACTATTGCTTTGGAATTGTCTAAAGTGTCGCCTGGAACAACTAGATATTCTATACCACGTTTTTTAAATACCCGTTCATTCCAGTCTTGAAGTTGTAAGGTATATCTACCTTCATAGGGTTCGAGACCCATATAAAATAATCTCATTGTTGCCTTTATTTGCCTTGTACCTTAGTAGGTGAAACTTCGTTATATTCGACCCGACAGCCGTTTTCACCATCCTCAGATACTTCAATTACAATATTGCGACCTGGATATTTTTTCTTAATATAGTCGGCCAAGTCGTCTGCCATCATTTCGCAGGATTTATAATCGAGTTGTAAAGTTCCTTCTGAATATAATGCTTCTAATTCACGTTTAAACAGAATGAATTCTACTTCTCTATCATCATGCCAAACTTGTAGTTCTATTCTAAAGTGAAATATATGTCTGTGCTCATTTGCCAAAAACTCTACGCCTGGCAAATCAACTGCACCCGGATACTTGTGGATGCCTTCCTTACGAAATGTTACCCAAATGTATCTTTTGTCCATATACACTATTTTTCTTCCATGTCAATATCAAAATGCTTTGCAAATGCTTGAGCAATTCTATAAATTTCCCATAATTTCCAATCTATTGCTTCGATTGTTTTTAGGAGTTTTTGTTTTTCTATAGAAGTCAACCCTTCACTATCGTCTGTTGTTTCAATATCTTCTTCTGTTTCAGGGTCATCAATTAATCGAATTTTCTTAGCCATATTTCCTTTTATTATATAGGTTTATCGTTGGCAAACTGATCCCATGTAGTCAGGTTATCAGTTGTTAAAACGTCTTTCAAATCAAAGCACCAAACGCCTTCATTTGTTTGACGTGTTATAGACATGTCGTCTATTTTAATATTGAAGTTTTTATTTTCAGTATTTATGTTTGGTATCGGAATGCTCATTTGTGGAATAAAAAGTTTGTGTGTCCATAACTCTTTCATTTCCTCTTTTACTATGCTTAATTCTGATTCATAAAAATTTATTGATACTGCTAATTTTTTATCAAGACATGGTTTAGCCATGTCATACCATCCAGTACTAAAACGACTATATGAATGATTTGCACCCAAATATATATGTGCTACATTTTGGGCTGATGCAGTATTAATAACATCTATCGGATCTTGAACACCTATAACAAATAATGTTTTAAGTCCTTTTGCTAGTGTGTTTTCTATTTCAATGCCAGTAAAAAAGTTAGGTTCTTTTTCTGGCCATTCGTGTGTTAATCTAGTCATATGTTATTGTAACATAAATTGCTTACATAAGTCAAGCATTTTGTTGGGATAGGACATCATTGATACCTGTTACAAATTTTTTCGCGGCTCGTTGATATCTTGGTTTATCATGTGTTCTTAATATTGAAAAAAATGTTGGATTGTTTTTATCACCTTGTGATAAGTGATTACGTATTTGAGTAGTTAAATCTTGTGTTGGTTTGTAGCCATTTATGAACTCGCCAATCTCAGACTGTATTGTTGGATCATATTCGTTTGGACTTAGATAATAGTTTTTACCTTGTCTGCTATAACCTGGTAGTGTTTTATTTTGTCCTGTGGAAACTGGATCTCCTACACCAACTGTCTGTTTAGTTTTATCAAGTCGTCTTGCTGATTTTCTTTCGTATCTATCTTTTTTAGAATAAACTAATCCTATTGATTTATCTTGTGTAAAATGCATTAATTCGTGGCCTAAATCATACTTCATAAGTGTCACTACATTTTCAAGATCATCAAATATTTCATCTTCTGGATCATCTTCATCTGCAGATTCTAATGGTGTTTCGTACATGTATTGTGGTAGATAAGCATTTACTATAACCCATTCAGGATCATATTCCATTTTTACTGCTTTGTCTGGTAATTCTTTAGTAACAATAAAAGTTAATTGATCGAAGTCAGGCTCTGGTTCTGGATAACCTTTAGGCCAATCTGAAATGATCTCTTCGTATGTTGCTTTGCTTGATGCACCTTTGTTTATTATTTTACTATCTTTTTCAAACGGCACGCCATACTTTTTCATCATTGCTTTAGCTACCTTTTTGTGTTGAGGATAGTCAGCATGAGCATGATAATAATAATTTAGTATGTATTTTGTCATTATCTTATCAAATTTCTCGTATACTGATTCCGGATATTTAATAAGTTTTTCTAACAATAAATCATTCAGTTGCATAGTTGTATTTATTTGGCCATCCTTGCCTATAATGTATGAATGGTATGTAACTAATTTGCGATGTTATATATAACATTGCTACCACAATAACTATATAAAGGAATATGCCTTCTTTCATACTGTTTGTTCTAATTCATCAAGTTTATCATCATGCTCTTCAAATGTGCCTGCTTCATTATCAGCACCAGCATCTTCAGTATCAAATAAATTTGTGAATGTTGTTGCAGAACTTTTACGTAATCTACCCTTACTAAATTCAGATAAAAATCCGTTTGCTTTTTCCATTACATCCATTGGAGTTTCACTACTAAATATTTCTTTAGCAAGTTCTACAAAATAAATTACGTTTCGTGGTACCCAAGTATCGAATTCGTCTTGTCCTTTTTTAACTTTAGACCATTGTGTAATTGGTGGTTGATGTAATACACATGCCGCATCTGTTAATGCATTTGCACGTTGTACGCTCTCAATATGTTGATATACATTATGCCCCATTTGTAAGAAATAACTAAAACTATCCCAACTTGATTTACCTTCTTTACCAAGTTTATTTAGATCTCCGGGTTTATACCAACAAACATCGCCCATTGTCATACGTTCTGCTATTGGACTATTCCAAGGTAATGGAATTTTGCTACCACTAAGTCTTTTATCATCGACCATTTTATCCATAATATAACTTGTTCTGTCGTTTCTATGTACATGTTGTGTGTACATTTGCCCATGAGCAGTAGCAATAAATGGACTAGCACAATCATATGTAATAGTAAAATCTTCGTTAACAGTACGTCTTATTTCACGTTGTAATGCAGTAAGAGCAACACCAAATTCCAACTTGGATGAACCTAAAAAGTGCATTAAATCACGTTCGCCTTTTTCAAGTAATTTTTCATCACGTAAATTAATAAGTCTACGTAAAATAAGTTTAAAGTCTTGCATGTTATTACCGCCCATTGCCCAACCTTCAAATGGCAGATCTTTAACTTGTTCATACCAAATATCTGCTTCTTCAGTATCTGAGCCTTGCAAAACATTTAAAAATTTTGTTTGATTTTTTCTATGCTTCATAAAAAAAGCATTATTATATAATGTACCGTCTAAACAATCTTGGAAACTACGCAATCCTGTTCTAGCACTTAAAGGTGGTCTAGCCGCCCAGGTAGGTATATCTAAAATCATTGAATAATCGGCTGTATGTTCTAACCAATTAAGTATTTTTGTTCTAACTGTATCTGCACTACCTTCGTAAAACTTCTCCCAATCAAATTTAATAACACCTTTAGCAATTTGGAAACCTCCGCTATCACCAAGTATTAGTGTATTATTTCGATCACGTTTCTGTACCATGCTCTCGCTAATATCGCTTTTTGCAATATCTAGTTGGGCATGTCCTGCTGAATACAAGGCCCACTTATACTTAAAATAACCTTTGTCAGCATTTAAAAAATTCATACCTTCAATACCGTTTTCAAATTCTACTGGTATTCTATCTTTTGGTACGTATTCTTCGTGTTGTTGTTTAGATATAAATGCATTATAAAAACCACTTATGCTTGGTAAAAATACTGCATAATCTCTATTAGATTCTGTTAAATTTTGTATTGTCTTTGTCATGTTTTAATCTTTCTCCAACAATTTTATCGTAATAGCCATTGTCCCAAAATGAGTAATAATTTGTTTTGTTACGCAACCATTTTGCTTTTTGATTTAAATCGCTTAATGTTTGTATAAGAATCATTGCTAATCCAGGATTACCGTGTGTTAGCCCTGCAATATGTCCTTCGCTATCAGATGGATGTGATGGATACAAATATAAATCTTGTTCAATAGCAAAAGGTTGCCAAGTAGCACAAAACTTATCTAATTGTTCTGATGTAAAATCTTTTGCATCAGTAACACATAATACAAGTTTTCTATGTGGTGGGAAATTTTTAATGTAGCCTTCAGCAACTATAAGAGTATTTTTGCCATGTTTTACAAATTCTACTTCATTACGTTCCATACCTACTTTTGCAAATGGACACATGGGCATACCATCCATTTCTGGATTTGGTTTACTAACGTGTTCTACTAATTGATCTAACTTTTTGTCAATCATTTACTCATTGCCGGTAATATATAATCATATGTTGCTAAACCACTATCAATTGAAATCATTAATGCACCTTGATCACTAAGTTTCATTACACAATTACCACTCATACCAAGTTTAAGAATACTAATAACTTGGTTAAGTGGCCATGACCAATTTTGTTTAAGATCGCCTTCAACGTTTGTTGCAAAAAGACGTTTACCAAAATGTCCACTACCATCAGCAGTACCTAAAGTAAACACTAAATTACCTTTATCAGTGCTTGCACTAAATGTCGGTTCTACTGTTCCGTAAATAGTTGCAACCTGTGCAAGTTCACTTACTTTGGGTTTTGTTGGTGTTACAGTGACATCCCAATTAGCACCTTTAAATTTAACTGTTCTAAGTTGTTGGTTTACAATTTCTTTACTCATAAACCTATACTGATCTGTGTTACCATATTGATCTTCAAATGTTAAACTTTCTGGTACTTCCTCGCCATTCATATTGCGAGTTTTTACTTGTATATCTGTTTCAGCTTCTTGATAGTTATTTAGGCCTAACACACCATTTAAAAATGTTAAGTTACCTAATCCAAATTCGCCATTGAACTCGCCAATATTACTGTGAGTTGTTGCATTTAAAATCACAGTTCTGTCAGGATCCATTGCTTCTATTGTAGTTGCAGTATCGTCTGAAGTGACCTTTGCAGATTCAATAAAACCAAGTCCTGCCGTATGTTTTACAATATCCAGAATTATATCTTTCATATTTGCCTTTATTAGAATGTTGTTAAAATATTATAACATAGAATAATGTTAAATGTCAAGTGTTTTAATTGAATAATCTATCCTATTAAAATCGTAAGGGCGACCCCGTGGGTTACTTATAAACTTTATACCATACCTGCTTGCCTCAGCATGATCATGTGAATGTCCATTAATCCAATATTTTATTTTGTCTGCATATTTTTCTGCTATTGGCATAAACATAGCATTACCATATAAACCATTTCTTATTTTTGGTCCTGGATAATGACTAGTACACATATCAGGATGACATGCAACATGAGTAACAACAACTATTTTGTCAACTTTATCATAAATGTTTTTAATTTGTTGTTCTAAGTTTTCTGCATCTAATTTAGCAAGATACGGAAAAAAGTGACGAAGTATTTCTGTATCCATCTTGAAACCTTCTCGTTCTTTCCAGTCCAATAGGCATGTTTCAGGATCTACTCCATCAAATGTATAATCCCACCAACCATTGGCACCAACAATGCCGACGTTACCTATTATATTTTCTTGTACAGGAATATAATGTACGTTATCTAACGGGTCTATACATTCAATTATATCTTCTTTTATTTCCTCAACATTAAGTCTATTAGGTTGAAATTCATGATTGCCATCAATAAAATAAACATGTTTGTAATTGTTACCAAGATGGATTAAACTTTCATATAGGTCAGTTTTTTGTGGATGTTCAATATAATCAGAAGTATCTCCAGCAATTAATAAGTAATCACTTTTACGTGTTTTCAGCCAAGTCCATGTCTGTTCTGGTTGCCACGTATCTAAATGTAGGTCAGAAACAAAATCTATCTTCATGTTATTTTAGTTTTCTTTGGTATATTAAAATAAGCGAGTGCGTTATTTTAGTTTAGTGAACATATGATCCTACCATTAACAAAGCAATTACCCAGCCTGCTATACCGTATTGCATGTCTTTCCATGAAAATTGATGGGGAGGGTTTTTAGAATCCCAAAATTCTTTTGCAACGGTAATAATTAAACCAGATATAAGCATTGGTTTCCACCATATTGCCAATGTAGTAACACTATATGCCCAAAAGAAATGTAATTGTTCTTCTTGATATTTGTATAGCCAATTATCTAACTTATCTAAAAATTTCAATAGTATCCTTTTCCAGGGATAACATGCCTAACGCCTCCTCTGGGATTTTCCATGTCTCCCTTGTATCTTGGTATTAAATGCATGTGCATATGAAAAATTGTTTGTCCTGCATCTGCACCAATATTTATACCAATATTCCATCCGTCGCATTTTATTCTACTTTTATACTCATTTGCTAACATATGCATAAATTCTAAGTCGTTTTTTTCTAAATCAAACCAACTTTCTATATGTCTATCTGGTATAATTAATGCATGGCCGGGAGAAACTGGATAATTGTCTTCTATTAAAAAACAAGTTTGAAATTGTCTATCCCAGCCTCGTATAATTCTATCTTTAGGTAAATTACAAAATAAACAATCGTTCATGTGTGATTCTCTACAAATAGTTTAAAAATTTCATATTCACTTTGCATTCTAGAATTAAATTCTATGTTTAAAGTGTCACATATTTCTTCGAGATTTATATTCATCATTTCTAAACTTATACAATTATTATAATTTACAAAATTATTATTATGTTGATTTAGTAGTATTCCTTCTCGTACTTCTTCTCTATATTCATTATATCTATCGAGAGCAAGTATCTCTTTCCATGATCCGTGATATAGTCCTTGTAACTGCCAAAAATATACTACTCCTTGTTCTTTAAGTAATTCTTCTGCTCTGCTAAGATGTTTGGTATACATTTCATTTTGGTATTCCTTATCTTCGAAATGATGATCATAACAATGAGAGTAAATGCTTGCTCGCATATGTTTTTCATCAAATTTTCTTTTAAAATAAACATTTAACCAAAGATCGGTTATTAAATCAACATCTTCGATATATGTGTATACTTTGGTTACACCATCACAATTCCATGGAATTTTATGCTCCCATATACCATAACTATTACCTAGTACACCTGTATTATATTTTGTAAAATTTTTAACATGAGTAGTTAACTCGTTTATATTGCGGTTTGCATCCTCTTGTATAACAATAAATTTGTGTAGAAATATACCATCTTCTTCATTCTCTACATTTGGCCAATGATTATCCCAAGGATCGTCATTAGTAACATCATATAAACAAAAATTAGAATCAACTGTTTTACTTTGTTGAAGTATCCATCCTAACATACTTGCTAAAAATTCACAGTTATAGATATAAATTAAGTTCTTCATTTACTAAGTCTTGTCCTTTTTCATTTAAATGATTAGGTGATGTACTACTATGAACTGGATAATCTAATTGTGCTGGATGAAAATTAATAACATTTGGATATTCCGATACTTCAGATGGAAAATTGTGTCCTGCATGTATAAAAAATTTATATTTTACACTTGGAAAAAAGGCAATATGTAAATCTAGCAAACGTGCCGCATCCATTACTAACAAGTAAGAAAAAAACTTTTGAAAATACGGTGAAAAATATTTCTTACGATAATCTTGCTCATCTTTTGATTTTGGTACAATAGATGGATGCCCGTCTTTCCAAAATGCATTAAATCTATTAGTGTTTGTCCAAAAGACTAAAATATAGTTACAGTTATATTCAAGTGCTTTTTTAATTTGCATGTAAATGTCATAATTACTGGAACCGCCACGTGAAAAATTATCAAGTGATGCTTGTCCAGTAAATCTATTACACCACAAATCATCATTTGTCATTGTTGATTCATCATATGTTCCATAATTGTATGAATCAAAATCTGTTGCATACGAGCAACCACAAAGTCCTAAATGACAGCCTTCATCTATTTTTGTATACATTATGCTATCTCAAATAAACTTTCAAATGTTGTATTTTGTTGAGTTGCTTTTAAATCCCAGTTCATAACATTTAACAAATTACTAATTTTGTTATCAATTATAGTTTCTTCCATTGCTCTGTGATCAAATGGTAAATCTTTAAACCATTGTGGTAAGTGCAATTCATCAATTGGAAGTGCTACAGATTTCATTTTCATTGGATTATCTTTAAGTTTACATACAATAGTTTTCATACCGTCTATAACTTCCATACTAAACTTATCGCTATATGCTTTACGTAATATATTCCAATTAATACCAGCCATAACATGTCCAACACCGCATCTACCTGTTTTGTTATATTCCTTTGTGTATGCCGTTAGTTTGTTAACACGTTTTGGTGTACCTTTTTCCCATCCAGGGCGTTCTTTAAACTTTTCTCTAAACTCTGTTATTTCTTGGAGTATTTCTTCTTCTTGCTTACCTTTTAGTACAGATAGTAATATATCTTCTAAAAATCTTTGCATAAATTCTGGTGTATCGCTACGCTTAAGATCTAAGCCCATGGCTTTTAGTTTTCCCGGTTTGCCGTCAGTGTCTTTACGATTACCTTCCTCATCATATACTAAAATACCATATCGTTTTTTGGTAATAAACAAACCACGTTCTCCACATATCTCTCTACCTGCTTTAATAATAGCACCATTTTCTCTTGTTGTATGAAATGCTTTATTCATAAATTCTGGAAACGTGTCATTGACTTGTTCGCATATTGCATCATAAACTTCAACTACTGATTCTTTATTCCATTTAATTTTGCCGTTATCGATATCTTCTTTCCATGGAATTGTTGCTGAAAAATAACAACTATCAGTATCACCATATATAATGCCGTCGCCAACGTGATCATATTTGCCAGCAATAAATTCATTTACTTTACTAGCCATATGTTTAACAATACTTCTACCACAAAGTGTAGTGCTTTGTCCTATCCTCATATCAAAAAATCTTGAACCTGGATTTAATAAAGCACCATATAAACTATTTAGATTAATTTTCTTTACAAGTTGTCTTTTATCCCAAAATCCTATTTGTTCTTTATCATTGGCGTCTATTGCTTCTTGCAAACTTTTTTGCATAACTTTACGCTCTGCATACCAACGTTCTAATAATCCTGGTATAATACCTTTTTTATCATATCTAAATATTACACCATTTGCAGTTATACACCATGGCTTTCCACTATTAAATACAAGTTCATATATTTCAGCCCCAGTTAATCGCATCTTATCACCATTAACAAAGATAACATCAACTTCATGTTGTTTATCTTGCTCCATTACATATTCATACTCTAATGTTGAAAAACGTGGTAACCATGCATCAGCAAAACTCATTTTCTTTTCATCACGTCCTTCAATCCGTCCTTGTATATAATCTTTTGTATAATACGGATCTATGTGTGCAACAATAGTTTCTGGACTCATATTTAATGCACGAATTGCAGATGGATATAGACTGTTTATATCCATGGAACCAATCCATTCCCATAGTCCAGGTTTTGGATATGCTACATATGCACCAGCGGCCGTTACTGCTTCTCCGTGATCTTTTTTATCTGGAACTTGTACACCTAATGCATGTGATTCGTTAATAATTGCTTGATCACTAACTGCAACCGCACCTAATGTTGTTTTTAACAATACAGTATTAGCATGAGCAAGTACATTATGTAAATCTATATAACGAAGTTTTTTATCTATTTTAACAAGCATCTCAGTATCTTGTCTGTTGTATGCTATAAACTTTTCAAAATCATTGTTATATAATTGATCAAGTGTACCTTCGTATGGTACTTTGTTTTCACCAATTTCAACTTCGCCAATAAAATCTAATCTATAAGAATGATGCTCATGGAATGTGTTTTTTCTATATAGTTGCAAATAATCTAAATGTACTCTTCCTATCAAATCAAATGTTTCTTGTAGTCGTCCATAATTTTCATACTCACGTTTAATTGGATATTTTTGCCATAAACAAAATCCTCGTGTGCGTTCTTTGCCTAATAGCATTGTTACCCGATTAACTATGTATGGTATATCAAAACCTTCTGAATTCCAACCACTTAATATATCAGCATCTTCTATTAATGCAAGAAAATGTTCTAACATTTCTTCTTCGCTATTGCAAAGAATAGTGTCCTCAAACTTATTACAAATTTTTTCTGCTTGCGTTTTGTCAAGTGTTTTTGGAGCAAGACAAAGTGTTACTAATTTGTCTATCCAATCAAGTCCTAATGTAATTGCGGTTATTTTAGCAAATGGATTAGATGGATCTGCAAATCCTCTTTCACTATCAAAATCAACTTCGATATCAAAAAAACATGTATGGAGTTTTGCGGTTGCACCGTCTATGTAATTTTCACTTAAACATTGAAAGATTGGATTAATATCACTTTCAAATAACGTCTTGTTACTTAATAGTTTACGCTCTTTTCTAAATGCTTTTGTGCTATTGCATTGAACCCGTTGAAGTGGGTCACCGTAGATGCTTTTAAATTTACCTTTGGGATCTGTATAATAAAATGTATATTTGGCAGGGTATGTTTTATATTCTCTTTTGTTTTTTGTGCGTTCTACTACTTCAATACAATCTCTATCTCTATCAAAAAATGCGTCAATATAGCTCATAATTTTTCATGCATTACATATTTGTCTAATAAGTTTACTATACTTTCGTTTGGTTGTAAACCTAAAAATACTAATATGCCATACAAAGTCTCTGCTTTCATTATTTTGCCTGCGGTTGTTTTAGGCGTTCTGTATAAATCATCATAAAAAACATTATATATTTCCCACCAGTTTTCATTAAATGATGGTGCTACAATATCTGTAAAATTTAAACCTAAGTACTCTAAGTAACCACCAGGATAGTTAAAGTTTTTATCTAATATTTCGTCTAATTCGTTTTTATCAGAATTTACATCTACTTCCCAACGAGTTAACTTATTGTAATCAATTTTGTCACCAACTCTAATTTTGTTGTTATAGTTTTTAATCAACGAATTGATGTTACCTATATTTAAATCTGATGGCGTTTTAGGAAGTATTTTAACAACTTTTGCATTCTCAAAATATCTTAGTGTTTGAGTTATATCTAAATGTAATGCAGTTAAATAAACCTCGTACCCATCATCCTTTGCTCTATTTGCATAATGTGTTATTTCGTTTGCATGTTCTAGAGGATTTTCTAGTTGCCAAAAATGATCTTGTTCGACTGCTTGCAATTCTATAGTGTCAAAATCACTAATACATTTTCCTCCCTCTCCAAACTCTAATTGTTTATCGTTATATAAATGATTGTATATAAGTGTAGATAAGAAATCCCCACCCATACCAACTGGTGCTTGAACAAATATAGTAGGAGTTTTAATTATAAACTTTTTATATAACCATGGACTGGTTTCTAACTCAATTTCCGAGTCCATTACTATTAAAAAATCTTCAAATGTGTTATCTAGTTGATTTACAAATAATTCAGGAGTAAACCAATGATTAACTGTCCATGGTTTATCTAAAAAATATCGTTCTTTTAAAAAATGATACAGTATTGCTTGAAAATACCTATCCATATCTTTAAGGGACTTAGGAATAGTAACACCAAGTCCCTTCATATAATTTGTGGTATTATTAATAATACTTGTGGTATCAATCATGCGGTTCTGCCAACTTGTGTAAGAACATCTTCAAGTTCTTCCATTTCGTCTTTGGCTTTTTGTAATTCTGCTTTATGTGCTACACGAATTGCTTTATTAAGTGTAGCAGGTTTCATATCAAGTTCTTGTGCTACGGCTTTAACTGTATCGCTTAAACCTTCACGCAAGTCTTTAATTTCTTGAGATACTTGTACACCTTCATTAATAACTTGCTTCAACTTAGCAAGGTCAGTTTGTCCAAATGCTCTAGTCATAGTTCCTTTTTGATAAATGTTTACCTATTTATATAGTGTAACATATGTTATAAACTATGTCAAATATTATTTTGGTTTCCAAGGCAAATATCTTCCTTTGGTTTTCTTATTAATAATCAAACCAATGTGGCGATTTGATCCATCTTTTTTGTATGAACAATGTACCCAACCACTATTAGGATCGCCTGTAGGATCATGAAATTCTAAAATAATTTGATCAAAATCTAAATTTCTATAACACCAAGATGCTAATTCTAAATTAGATAATCCATTAATTTCAAAATCAGCGGCTTCGCCCTTTGCGTGTTGAGATTTAGCAGAACTTCCTACTGCCTTACATAATTCAACTGATCTAAAACCTGAATTAATTCTTACGGATTTTTTAAAATTATCTCTAACAGGTTGAAGAATATTGCAACAAAGATTAGTTAAGTTTACAATCTCTTCCATAGTAGGATCATTTGATATGTTTTTTCTGATAGCCGTATCAGAAAAAGTCATTTCCCTTAAAGAAAAGTTTTTTGATAATTTAATTTTACTACTCATGTTGGTATTTTTATTCCTGCTATATTAAGTAAAGATCTGCCCATTGTAAGTGCTTCATCCACTACATAATCAACATTCTCTTTAGGTATGTCAAATTCATTACATGCATACTCAAGTAACTCGTCCCATTCTTCGTCACTTAAATCTACAACTTCCGGAATAACATCATCTATGTTATCTATTGCCGGAGCCAATTTTTTTATCGGCTCGATAAAGTTTTTAGCATCCCATAAATCAATATCATTATCTTCTAAACTCACTTGAACTGCTTTTATAAGTGAAAAAACAAATGCTAATAATTCTTTTATTTCTTTAATACCTTTTTCGTCTGCCATTTAAGGTCCTTTCACTACATCAATTTCTCTGGTATTTGGATCGAAACTTACCGTAAAATTTATTTCTATCGGTTTAAAAGTTCCGTCTGTATTTACAATAGGTAATTTTCCTTCTACTGCACCTTGTAATGCATCTTTTGCATTTTCAAAAGTATGTGCTGGATCATCTGCGATTATTTTATCTAATTCGTCTTTTGCATCATCAGGAAGAATATTTTCAATCATGTCTTCGACATGTTCTTTTGCTAGATTTTGTGCCTTGTCCATTACAAGACCGGAAATAACGTTGAATAATAATGTTGGTAACATGTTTCCTCTTTAATTTTCTGTTAGTACAGATTTTTAAACTGCATATTTTTTGCCGTTCCAGACAAAATATTTAAGTGTTTTACCATTTTTTAATTTCATGGTTTTTAAATTAGCAGAATCTTTTTTCGCTTGTGCAAATGCTTGTTTAAACGTATTTTTAATTAATCCTGCTTTTATCATTAATGCTTGTTCTGCTTTAGAGTACTTACTATATTTTTTACTCTTTGCTTTTATTTTTGCAAGCATGTCTTGTTCTTCTTTACTATAATTAGGTTTTTCTGCTTTTATAGAACCTACTGCTTTTGATATTGCACTTCCAACTTTTTGACCTGTTTGTTTTGCTTTAATATCGTTTACATTAACTTCTGGTGCTTTTGCTTTTGCTACTTCGTCGGGTAAATTAACTATTGGTTCTTTATAGCCGTAATGACCAGGGTCTTTATGTTGAGGCACTCCGGTGACTTTTAATGTATTGCCTTCCCATTCTCCTCCGGGTTGCATTGTCTTTAACCTTTTAATTTCAGAAGGATCTAAGTTTTTAGTTTTTTTACCTAAGGATGTTTTACCTCTAATTGCTCCACCTGATTTAGGTAGGTTTTCTTTATCTGTTGCCCAATTTCTATACTTTGCTAGCCATTTATCTATAGGACCTTCTACTATCATAGTACCTTTTAAAATAGCAGATTCGTTTGCCGCAACCATTGCTTCAGTTTGTGCTAATGTACTGAATACATAATTTTTAAAAGCAGTTTTGCGATCATCGGGTGCATTTTTCATTGCCGTTCTTACTTGTGATATACTATTTTTTACTGTTTCTAATTGATTTGTATATCCTTGTGGTACTTGTGCATTACGTGGAAGTCTTTGTCTATATACATTTAATGTTTCCATTTTAGTCATTAAATCGTCAAGTACACTCTCAAAATCTGCTTTAGTATTCGGACCAACTGCAATATTTCCTGCGTTATCAAATGTAACAGGTAATATTTTTTCTTTATCATCATATGATGAATTCCAGATATTTTCATTACGTACTGTTAATGGTTGTGGGCCTTTATCTAATTGTGCTTGAAATTCTGGGTTTGCAGTTACAAAATGTTGCGGTTGTATTCCTGCATTAATTTGTGCTTGTAATTCTGGTAATGTTGTTTCTGTTACTTTGTCGCTAAACAAATACTCAATTTGTTCTATTTTTGCATCCATTGGCGCATCTGACATCATTACTTGCGACATTTGTTGTAATGCTACTTGTCTATGTCTTCCTGCATCGACTTTATCTTGTGTATCAGGATCTATTGCTTTTGAAACTGCCGTAGTTGCCGCATATACATCATGCCCTAATAATGCTACGTTAAGAATTGGCACAAGCGAAAGCCCAAGATAGGCGGCGCCTTTTTTGGCTGCCTGCTTTACCGTCTGCTTAAACATTGAATTACTTGCTGATGTAACAATGCCCATTTTCTCAAGAACTTCTTTTGATAATACTTGTTTTGCAACTTGTTCAGCAGTCTCTTGGCCTCCTATTTTTATTGATTGTGATCCAGCAAGTGGGTTGGTTGTACTAATTTTTACGCCATCTGCTTGTTTTGCAATTTGGCTAGCATTTACTTGAGCTTGTTGCTGGACTACTTTAGGAGGTAATTGTGTTGGATTTTGTATTTCCTTTGCTATCATTTCATCAGTAATTCCAGTTACCTTACCTTGTCGTGCAAATCTCTCAAGAGCATCTTTTTCTTGATC